CATCGGTTAGGGCCGGCCTACCAGTAATCGACTTACCGGACTTACCCTCTTCACGCACCAGCTCCCATGACTCAAAGCCATGGAACTCAGCAGCGTTCACCATTGTGCGTTCCTGCACGTCCAGCGACACTCCATCGTTAACTTGCAACTGAGTAGACACTCGAGCATAGAGAAGAGCTTTGCCAGATTTAATAGGGGCGTCCATTACTTCCTCACGATAGGGCCAAATGATCTAAGTCGGTCATCCACAGCAAGATAGAGTATCTAACTTCGTTTATCTCGCGGACTCCGTGCATGCCCGCTTCATGAGACGGGAATATGACTAAGTCTCCAGCTTCTGGTTTGTATGTGTAGTCAAAGTCTTCGAAGTAAAGTTCCCCGCCATTTGTCATGGTGTTTAGATAGAGGCTGCCAGTGTACTTAATGTGCATGCTTTTTCCGTAGTCTGTGTCCTGATGGACCTCTACGATGGCACCCGGGTACTGCTTTGCAATCCAAAGAACGCAGGGATATAGCCCATCTGTCACAGTGAAGTTTGCTTGGATTTCTTCAATAATCTGGCTAAAGTAGCGCTGTAATACTTCTCGCTTATCCGCGACTAAGTCTAGGTTTAAGTGCGTCCAGCGGTCGTAGTAGTCATTAAGCTCTTTGCCAAACTGTAAGGCTAAGCGTTTACCCCCGTGATCACTTGCAAACTCATCTAAGTGGTTTGTCTCTAGGTAGTCTATGTAATCAATCAGTAGCTTGACTTCTGGCTTTTTAATGAAGTTTTTAATGACTTTGATAGGGGCGTCCATTACTCCAGTTTATAACAAAAAACCCCTCCCATTACAGGAGGGGCTTTTTCAGTTAAAACTAGCTAGCGGCTATATAAGTACCATTAATGTAAATTTTGCTAATAGTTGAAAGTGTTACCGGCGTGCCTTGGAGAAAGAGGCCTTCTCTAATTGGAGCATTAGCGCCACCTGCTGACTTAAGGTAGTGCAAATCGAGAACGTCAGTAACTCCTGCGGTGTCAGCATTGATGATTGTGTGCCCAGTTCCAGTATCTGGATCCACATTTGGGTCAGCCCATGCCCAGCCAGTGAAGTGGTTAAATCCAACTGCTGGAGTAAATGGAAGCTGTAGTTTGTACTGTCCGGTTCCGAAATTTGTCACGGTAGACATGTCAACCTCAATAACGAAGCTAACTAGCTTACCTGCCTTAACATAGTAAGAATTATATGTTGGATAAGTAGCGCCAGTACCAGTAAAGGTTAAACCAGTTGCAGTAAATACTGGAGAATATCTTGATGAAGTTTCTAGGCCAGAAGTTCCGCTTGCACCAGTGGGACCAGTTGGTCCAGTTGCACCATCTGCACCTTTTGCTGCAAGCAAGTCCCAGTAAGTGTTGCCGACACCAGGAACATATCCAGCTGAGGTGTACACGTTTCTGTACCAGAACTGTCCATCGTATGTGACAACTGCCCCAGCACCGTAAATTGTGCCTCCGTTATATTCCCCGAGATACTCCCAGAGCGCGTCTGCACCAGCTGTTCCAGTTGGTCCGGTTGGTCCGGTGTCTCCTGCCGCACCAGTCGGTCCTGTCGGGCCTGTATCTCCTGTAGGACCTGTAGCACCTGTAGCACCTGTTGGGCCTGTTGGCAGAACAAAGTGCTCGTTGTCATCAATTACCCAGCCAGTTGCGGAGTTTGAATCTTCACGAGCTACATAAATTTTATATGGGTTGCTATTATCTTTTACAAAAGCCCACCAGTCTGCTGGATCTAGTCCTACTGGTCCTCCTTGGTAGACTTCAAGAAAATCAGTGACGCTTTCCCATGTCCCCAGGAACTGGGACGACTCGCCAGTTAAACCAGTCGGGCCGGTTGCGCCCTGCGGACCTGCAATTGAAATAGATAGTGTAACAAAATCTTCATTACTTATTGTTCCATAGGTACTAACTAACGCTACGTTGAAGATTACATAACTTCCAGGCGAAGTCTCATTTGTGGCTGTGCCAGTTACGCAGGAAACTATTTCAAAAGTTGCATATGATGAAGGATCACTTTGTGAGGTTACAGATAAGTAACCATCCTGAATGCTTAAAAATAAGTCATGGAGAGTTGTGTTTATTCCGTGAGGGTTATCATCTACCCTAATCTGTGTAGACGAAGTAAAAGGATCAGCATTAAAGTTTAAGTAGTCATTTCCAGGGTCAACGTTTACTACGCTTGTGCCTACTTTGTATGTCCAAGAAAGTGAGCTGACCCCGCGTTCACCTGAAGAGCCAGTTGCTCCTGTAGGTCCGGTGTCTCCAGTAGGTCCTGTTGCACCGTCTGAGCCATTCTCGCCTGTAGGTCCAGTTGGTCCGGTGTCCCCGGTAGGCCCAAGGATCTGACCTGCGTTAGTCCAACCTGTCCCATTCCAAGTCCAGAGGTTTCCCGCCAAACTTTCTGGGCTTGCGAGTAGAACTAAATATGTGTCACCAACAGCTGCATTTGTGACAGTGACATCCATGTCTCCAAAATAGTTAAACGATCCTTTAAGTAGTGAAGATGAACCCGAAGCTCCAGTTGGTCCTGTTGGTCCAGTAGCTCCCGTCGCTCCTGTCGCGCCGGTTGCACCGGTAGGTCCAGCAACTGTTGAGTCTGCACCAGTTGGCCCAGTTGCTCCGGTCGGGCCTGTGTTTCCTATAGTGCCATCAGCACCAACTGCACCCTGAGGGCCAGTCGGACCAATGTTTCCTTGAGCGCCGGTTGGACCTGTTGCACCAGTTGGACCAGTTACCGTGCTGGCCGCACCAGTTGGTCCTGTTGCACCAATACCAGTTGGTCCTGTGGCTCCTGTGGCTCCTGTTGGGCCAGTAGGACCAGTAACCCCACCGCCACCTTCGCCGATTTCGCCAATAGTGGCGTAGCGATTAGGCTCCGAGATGGAGTCCTTATACATTGCCCCGCGTACATTAACAATAATGTCTTCGTCTGGCGAAACAATCTGGTCTGCAACTACTTTGTATTCTGAGCTTGAGTTAGATGCCATAGCGTTTTATCCTAAAAATGTGGGCGGGAAGAGCTCCCTAGAATATTATGACAGACCTAAAACAGCGCTAGTTAAGGGGTGTTTTGTATAACCTTAGGATTAAGTTTATACGGACTTTTTGTACAGTACCTTTTGTACATTAACCTTTAAAACACTGGCAACCAATATGCTATATTTAGTACCTTAGTTAGTTGGTCGATAAGTAACTTCGCCCAATAAAGTCTCTTGAGAGTTGATTACAGCCATGATTTTATAAATGGCAATAGAGCCCGGCTGATCAAATATAGTGATGCTAGTTATAGAAGAAGGATAGATGTAGAAGAGTCTCCAGCTAGGTCTAATTGTTCCAGTCTTGAAGATTCGATACTCTGTAGCACCAGGGATGGAAGACCACTGTAATACAGCCTCTCCAATCCCACTTCCTGGAGTAACTTGAGATACGGCTACTGTCCCAACTACAGGCGCTGCGGGGAGCTGTTGAATTACTGGAGCCTGTGTAGGGGTAGGAGCAGGCGCTGAAGTCTCTTGCGGAGCGGGGGCAGCTGTTGCTACGGGCGCAGGGGTAGAAGTAGCTGTAGGGGTCGGAGTAGATTTAACAACTGCCGCTGGGCTTGGGGCCGTAGAAGTTTCAGCTGTATCACTAGGTACAGACTGGTTTAGAGGAGACGGACTTACTTCTACTGCAGGCTGTGGTAAAGACTTATCTACATTCTTAGGGCTAGAATCCTCGGATACAGAAGTATTAGAGCTAACAAAGACAAAAGAGTTCTGCACACCTAAGGCAGGAGCAACAATGACAGCAGAAAGCCCGATGGCTAGGGCAGCCAGCCCAAAAGCTTTTCTAGCACTAAATCTCTTTATCATGAGAACAGATTAGCACTATAAGTTAAATAATTCAAATAAGATTATAAGTGTAGCATACTTTTTAAGTTAACGCAACAAAAGCTACTAAATAGCTAACTCTTTTTAAAATACTGTAATAGGCGCAGGGTAGTCCGGGTAGCCCCCACCAAAGTAGTCATCACTCAATAGGGCCTCATCTAGGGTTAACTTAGTTTGGCTTTCAAGATCAAATTGATACCACACCGGGCTATTCAATCCATAGGCGTTAATTGTGGACATTAGTCTAGCAGTGGAGATATCAAAGCCCACATTTTCTTTAGCCGTCATATCGTAGGCATTACGAAGCCACTGCCTTCCAGCTTCAGTTATATATAGGACAGCATGGATAGTTGTCATGTCATACAGCCTATAAATCTCTTCGGACACTTTTTTGTACTTAGGCTTTGTGGTATGAGTGGTTCCAGTAGAGACACCCAAAAAAACAACGTCTGCGTCGTCAGGGACCTCAAGGGTATCCCTATAGTTAAAAGGAATACAGTCGTCTTCTAGAATAAGATCTGCCCCAGTATTAAGGGCATCGATGTGAGCAGAGGCTATTGGGTCAAACTTGTTGTGGTTGACGCCCTCAACTCGAATGAAGTCAAGCCCATAGTGAGTGAGCATGTTGGCCATAGTGGTATTTCGATTGGGATACATTTTTAAGTTAATGTAGGCTACTTTAAGTGATTTTAAGCTAATTTTCATAACTAGAGTATACAGAATAAAAAGAAACCCCCCGCTTTAACGGGGGGATCTTTCTATTAACTTAAATGGTAAACCTGTCTGCGTTCATAACCTTTGACCATGCACTAGCAAAAGCCTGAACAAAATGCGGCAATCCGTCATCTGATGCAAAGACCTCAGCGATAGCACGTAGGACTGAATTTGAAGCAAACACTAAGTCTGCACGAGTTGCTGTCCACTTACGCTCTCCATCTTTGTAAGCATGTGAACCGTAGATGCCAGGCTGTCCAGCTTTAGGTGCCCACGCAATGTCGTTGCTTAGCAAGTTGACAAAAAAGTCTGTAGACAGTACACCTACACGCTCAGTGAGAACACCATGAGATGAGCCGCCATGCGTGACACCCATTACACGTAGGCCGCCAACAAGAGCTGTCATCTCGGTTGGAGTTAGCCCAAGAAGCGCTGCCTTATCAATCAGTAGACGCTCTGCAATCTCCTCATTGCCCGGAGTCCAGTTACGGAACCCATCAGCAATCGGTCGTAGATACTCGAAAGACTCTACGTCAGTATATTCCTGGGTAGCATCTCCACGACCGCCTATGTAGTCGATGTATAGTCCTTCGCCTACTCCATCTACAGCTAGTTTCACTGCATAGCTACCAGCAAAGACAATCAGATCAGCCATAGAAATATCTACACCCACACTGCTGCGCAGGTCTTCCAATTTCTTTAGTGTCTCTTTAATTTGATCTGGCTCATTGACTTCCCAGCTAATCTGCGGCTCAAGACGAATGCGAGATCCGTTTGCGCCACCGCGCTTGTCGGTGTTGCGGAAAGAACTTGCAGAAGCCCACGCAAGCTTGACAAGCTCAGTGATTGTCAAATCTGAAGCGTCAATTGCTTCTGTGATTTTTTCCAGTCCTTCAGCTGTGTTTTCAGGACCCTTTGGAATTGGGTCTTGCCATATCAATAGTTCTTTAGGAACTTCTGGACCGAAGTAGCGCGACACAGGTCCCATGTCACGATGGGTTAGCTTAAACCAGGCACGGGCAAATGCATCTGTAAAGTAGTCAAAATCATCTAAGAACTTCTTACTGATCTCTGCGTACTTCTCGTCACCAAATCGAAGAGCTAAATCAGTTGTTGCCATCCTAGGAACTACCATTTCGCCTTCAAGGTGAGCATGAGGTGCCATATCCGATTCTTCGCAATTAATAGGTACCCACTGCTTTGCACCTGCGGGAGATAATTCCATCTCCCACTCGTACTTGTAGATTAGGCGTAGGTAGTCATTATCCCAGCGGGTCGGGTTAGGAGTCCATGTTATTTCTAGACCAGAACCGATGGTATCTTCCGAGTGGCCTTTACCCTGAGAGTTTTTCCACCCAAGCCCTGCGCTCGAGATGTCATCTCCTTCTGGCTCAACGCCAACTTGAGAAGGATCACCAGCGCCATGAGTCTTACCAAATGCGTGACCACCAGCAATAAGCGCAACTGTTTCTTCGTCGTTCATAGCCATACGAGCAAAAGTAGTTCTAATATCTGCAGCAGCTAACTTGAAATCTGGATTACCGTCCGGACCTTCTGGGTTTACATAGATCAAACCCATTTGTACAGCGGCTAGCGGATCTTCTAGAGTTTCTGCTTCGCGTAAACTGTCGTAGCGCTTGCTTGCTAGCCACTCAGTTTCGTTACCCCAGTAGGTGTTGTCTGGCTCCCAAACATCTGCACGTCCACCAGCAAAACCAAAAGTAGGGAATCCCATATCCTCTAGCGCAACGTTACCTGCAAGAATCATTAGGTCAGCCCAGCTGATCGAACGTCCGTACTTCTTTTTAACTGGCCAAAGAAGACGACGAGCCTTATCGAGGTTTACGTTGTCAGGCCATGAGTTGAGTGGAGCAAATCTCTGTAGACCCTGTCCACCGCCTCCACGACCATCAGTAGTTCGGTAGGTTCCAGCAGAGTGCCAAGCCATGCGAATAAATAGCGGACCGTAATGTCCGTAGTCTGCCGGCCACCACGACTGAGATGTATGCATAACTTCAACAATGTCTGCTTTAACTGCAGCAAGGTCTAGGTTATTAAATTCTTCGACATAGTCGAAGTACTCGCCCATAGGGTCAGACTTTGGGTTACCGTGAAGCAGTGGCTCTAGTGACAGCTGATTAGGCCACCAATCATTATTTGCAGTTCCTCGTGAACTACTGGCACCCCCAGCAGTCCCATGAGGGACTGGGCACTTAGCTTCATTATCATTTGTTTCATAGCTTGTCATTAAATTTCTCCCTGTATAGTGCTATTAATGAAATCCTAACACAAAAACAGTAAAAAGGGGGCCCAGCGCAGGTTTTTAGCTAGCTATGGGGCTAAAGCAATAAAATGTTTTCTGTATGTCATATAGTGAGATATTTCTGGATCAACCCACCAGTCTTCCCAAGTGTGACGTTGAACTAGAGAATAGCCCAAGCCATCAAGAATCTCACGGGCGGCATCCCTAACAGACCCCAGTTTAAAGTGAATTAAAGCATCGTGCTCGAAGGTAATTACTGAAAACCTATATGAATTTAGTGGAAGAGAAATTAAACCAAGTAGGTTTGCTGCAGGATTACTTATTGGACGACCACCCGCTGTGTAACCGGTGTCTACATCAACTTGTAGATAGTCTATTCTCTCCGGAAAATTGTTCTCTTCAAAGTACTTCCTATGGTCAAAAGTTAAAGCATTTTCTGCAAGACACGGATTCTCTCTAAGCTGATTAAAATTCTCAGCGTGTTTTTCGTTCCAATCAAAAGAGACCCCTTTCCAACCATATTTTGTTTCTAGACTATAAGTGTTGCTTCCCTCTATCGGATCAGCCCCACCTAGCTCCACATAATAGCCGTTCTTTTTATTGTCTAAAATATCTAAAACAAACTGATCAGACAGCATTTCATTCTCCTAAAAAACATGTTGTTTTGTCACCTTTAACAAAACTAGTTAAGACATATCTTATCTTAGTACCAACGACAGGCTTTACTCCGTGAAGGATGCCCGCGTCATGAATGACAATAGATCCTGCCTTAGGTTTTATCTTAATATTTACATCTGGATAGTAAATTTCCCCGCCCTCGTAGTCGTCATTTAAGTAAATTATTAGACCGTATATGTTGTTATAGTCCGACTCTTCGCTATTGTCCCTGTGCTCTCCCAGCATATCCCCGGACCTATAACGAAGAAGGCTTTGTATGTCATGAATTCGCTCATAATTTTTAAACAAAGAAGCAACTTTTTTTTCTAAATTGTCAAGTTCTAAAGTTTTTTCTAGAACAAGATCTCTGCCCCTCCAGTGCTCCGGCCCGTCCACAGAAAACCAGTCTAGCTCTAAAACCTTACTCGGAAGCTCATTAAAATATAGAAGTTCTTCTTTTGAAAGAAACCCTTGAACTTCCCAAATTTGGCTGTAATGTTTTATTGTTTCCACGTGAGTATCTTATATGCTATATTAATAAATGTACTTGGTTTTGTCTTTTTTTGGAGGACAAAAAAAATGTTTAACTTTTAAGTATAAATTTTCAAGATAGTACAAAAATTTTATTAAAATAATATTTTCCTTTTGTAGTGTTTTTCCCAGTTGCTTATGTCAACTTTATCATTAATTATAGGTTGACCTTTTACATTTAAACTTGTATTTAAGAGAATAGGTACTCCAGTAAGCTTGTACCACTTCTCTAAAACACTGTAAAGACCAGGATTTTGCTTCCTACTAACTGTCTGTACCCTAGACGTGCCATCTATATGAACAACCGCAGGGACTAATTCTGGCTTCAAACATTTAGGGGTATATTGCATATAAGGGGAGGCATAGTCCATATCGAACCATTCACTAGCATGCTCTTCCATAACTACTGGTGCAAAGGGCCTAAACAACTCCCGTTGCTTTATTAAATTTACTTTGTCCTTTATGTCGGGATCCCGAGGGTCAGCCAAGATACTCCTATTCCCCAGAGCCCTTGGCCCGTACTCAGCTCTACCATTTGCCACTGCAGCTACTCCATCTTTGATAATAGCGTTTATTATTTTTTCAGCTGGGTACGAGCCACCAATACTTGTCCCTAAATAAGGACCACTCCAACTAACATGATCCCCATATAAAGCTGCAGCTGCACCTAACGCTGACCCGGAATCACCAGGATTAGGCATAATCCAAACATTTTTAAATATTTTCCAAAGCATTGTGTTAGCTTTACTATTCAGGGCACATCCGCCCATAAAGACTAAATTGTCTTTTCCAGTCCTTGCTTTCCACATACACATAAGTTCCCAGAGCCTGGCCTCATAAACTTTTTGAACAGCGGCTGCAACATCAAAGCGATCCTGATCGCCGATGGGCTCAGTCCAGTCCGTTATACCTTGATGAAAGTTGTACTTTTGTACCCCCGACATCGGGAAGTAGCTATTCACTTTTTCCCAGTACCTCTCGGGATCCCCATAAGCTGCCATCCCCATCATTATGTACTCTTCTTCATTAGCTTTAAGCCCTAGTAAATCTGTAAATGCAGAATAAAAAAGACCAAAGCTCATTGGATATTTTAATTTTTTTAGAGATTTTATGTTCGACCCACTACCAATCCATACTGATCCGGTATCAAATTCTCCAATAGAATCTAAAACTACAATAAGCGCGTCTTTAAAATTAGAAGTATAGTACCCAGCGGCCGCATGAGAGTAGTGATGGGAGAAGTTGTAGGACTTAATGCCCTTTAATGGGGCATAGGTTTTATAAAAAGGTTTGCCCCCACCAAAGCCACCCTTAGTTGCAATTCTAAGCTTTTTTATTAGCGGCCGCTCATAATATGCAATTGCATCTGGCTTACCATAAGACAGTGCTTCGTCTAATATTTCAGGATTAGTAAACCAATCATTTTTCACTTTTGAGTAGCGCTCAGCATGCCCGGCAAAGAGTATATTGTCATCTTCTAGCACGCAAACAGAGGCATCATGGGTAGTCTCATTTATACCTAAAATTCTCATAAGACTATACTAATACCGTAAACTAGCGCTTAGTCTTTAGTTTTAAATTAAGGTATAATTATGTTTAAATCTTTGTATAGGAGCCCACTTGAACACCATAGAGCCATACTATGTTATTGAAAACTACATAACTAAAAAGCAGTGTTCAGACCTTTTAAAGTATTTTTTAATTCACGAGGATGAAGACCCTAGAGAGTTTTATGGCAACCTAAGCTTAGGCGGACCAGAGAGTTTTTCCAATAAAGATACTTTTAACAAATTTGATCCAGAGCATGTGCTCTATGAAGCAGTAGCTTTTGGCAAACAATTTTTTCTTGATAAGTATAAAATGCGAGGAACCTCTTTCGAGCTAAACAGATCTCATGTTAACTATATGCACCAAGGGGCCTATCTAGATGGACACACGGATGATAGGCCAATAGATCAGCCAATAGAAGAGTTAAACAGCATGACATACGTTATGGGTTTGTTTTTAAACGATGACTATGAGGGCGGAGAATTAGTTTTTGAACATCAAAAAATATCGCTAAAACCAACTGCCGGGACCTTAGTGTTTTTCCCAGGATTCTACACTAGACATGCAGTAAACAAAGTCTCTAGCGGATCTAGAATAAATATTCTTAGCCACTTCTTTGATGTTGTAGATACAAGCATAGAGTATAAGCCTAACTACGCAGTCATACCGCCTGAACACCAGAGACTGGCTCACGAAATTTAATAGTTAAAAATAAAACATAAAAAGCGGACCCGTTTCAGATTTTTTGAGAATAGCTCGTTTACTGATGGGCCCGCTTCTTGGAGATTTGAGTCTCCGCTCCCCTCCGTGGATTCGAACCACGAACCATCCGATTAACAGTCGAACGCTCTGCCGTTGAGCTAGAGAGGATTACTAGTTACTTATTAACTAATCTACGCTTGACAGGGTCAAATACTTTAGGGTGCTTCTTTACGGCTTTACCGTTATTACGGCCTTCGCCAGAAGTGTTCTTTGCTGCAGGAGCTGGAGCTCCACCTTTTCCTTTTGCCATTTTATCTCCTTTTAAACGTCAATACCGCGGTTAGATGCTCTCCAAGTTGAAGGAGAGTGGGCAGCCTCGATTGCAGCTTTGTGGTCGTCATCTTCATACAGTCTAATGATGTGAAGACAGGGGTCATTGCCCTCTTCAAACTCAGCATCTTCAGGTTCTGATGTAGGCAGCCCATCGTGAGTGTAGCAGACAGCTGGACCACACCAACCATTTTCAATACCTAGCTTTAGCCAGTCTTCAAAATTCATATCCATGTATACACCATAGCAGAAAAAGAGGGCCACACCAAATTGATGTAGCCCTCTTTTTAGAGGTTTTTAGTCTATTACTTTACTTTTTCTTGCTCTGACTTGAAAGTTCTGCTTCAGCTGAGCTTGCAAAAGCGCGCTGGATCTCTTCTTCACTTAGATCTCCGTCAACTACGTATGATCTGGATAGTGATTCAGCAACGTCCATTACACCAATAAAGGCTGCCAACATTGCTGCTTGCCAGAGCTCAACTCCAGCGATGCTACCACCAGCAAGGGTTCCGCTGACACGTAGGATGATAAGAGCTATAGTCCTCTTAGTGACTGTTTTTAGGATATTCAAAGGTATCTCCCTGGGTAGAGTTAATAGGTTAAATGCCTCTCTCCCAGGCTCTTCTATTTTACCGCGTTTTGAACTCTCTTAGTAGGAGTTAGTCCTAGGGCTCGTTGCAGCTTAATACCTCTACCCCTACGAATAGCTAAGCGCTCGTTTTCCGTAGTGCCTCCCCAGATCCCGTGCTGACCAGTTTCAATTGCATATGTTAGACAGTCGAGTTTCATCGGGCACTCAGCGCATATTGCTTTTGTAGCACGCTCGTTTTCGTAAGACAATGTACGAGGTCTTTTGTCTTCATCGTCAAAATAGTCTTTAGAGAAAAAAGCATCAGGGTCTGTTTCAGCACAAAGCGGCACAGCATCGGTGTTAAGTAGAAACCATGGAACTATTCCAGTCCCCTCCGTCGGGTAAAGACCTGCCATTTAAGTGCGCACCTTTCAACCTCGACTTGAGTTAAACCCCGTCCCATTAAATCTAATAGAAGGAGTTCCGAATATACGTATGAGTCTACCATCGCAGCTTGGTTCAGCGCAAGTTGATCTACTTGCTTCTTCTGACATTTCACGTATTTCTGTAAATCGGTGTTCAGGATTTTCTGAACATTTGTATTCATAGGTTGGCACTAAAAATCCCAGTCGTCGTCCGTTGTCGATTCGTGCTTACCGATCACGTAGGAGGAACCAGAGCCCGAGAAGAAGTCGTGGTTCTCGTCTGCGTTCGGTGACAGAGCTGCAAGTATAGCAGGATTGACATTAGTAACTTCTTTAGGGAACAGAGGGTCATATCCAAGATTCATCAAAGCCTTGTTTGCGTTGTAGTGCAAAAACTTTTTTACGTCCTCGGAGAGGCCTTTGTCATCGTAAAGATCATGAGTGTACTTACACTCATTTTCATATAGCTCCATAAGCAAGTCGTACGTGTACTCTTTGAGCTCAGCCTGGCGCTCCGGCGTTTGCTCAGCAAGGCCTAGCTGATATTTGTAGCCAATGTAGTAACCGTGAACTGCTTCGTCGCGGATGATCAGTCTGATTAGGTCAGCTGTGTTTGTTAGCTTCGCTCTTGATGACCAATACATCGGCAAGTAGAAACCGGAGTAGAACAAGAAAGACTCCAGCAGGGTTGAAGCAACCTTGCGCTTTAGCGGGTCATCTCCTCGGTAGTAACTGAGAACAATCTCTGCTTTTTTCTGCAGGTACGGATTTTCTTCTGACCAGCGGAAAGCCTCGTCGATGTCTGCTGTTGAGCAAAGTGTGGAGAAAACACTTGAGTAGCTCTTAGCGTGCACTGACTCCATGAAAGCAATGTTGGTGATAACTGCCTCTTCATGAGGCGTACGAGCGTCTGGCATGATGCTCATAGAGCCAACGGTTCCCTGGATGGTATCTAGCATCGTTAGACCTGTGAAGACACGCATAGTTAGCAACTGCTCTTCACGACTGAGCGAGCCCCAAGATTGAATATCGTTGGATATTGCAACTTTTTCAGGCAGCCAAAAATTAGCAGTTAGACGATTCCATACGTCTAGATCAATCTGATCTTCTACTTTGTTCCAGTTAATTGGTCTAGTAATCATGTTTTCTTTCTTATAGCATGCAGGATACGCACTCTTCAGCTTCAGTGCCCTCGAGCGCTAGCTGACGAATACGGATATAGTAAATGGTTTTGATGCCCTTGCGCCAAGCGTAGATCTGGCTTCTGTTGACATCACGGGTAGTGGCAGTGTCCTTGAAGAACAGTGTCAGTGACAGACCCTGGTCGACGTGCTGGGTAGCAACGGCGTAGGTGTCGATGATCTTCTCAGGGCCGATCTCATAAGCATCTTCGAAATACTCAAGGTTGTCATCAGCAAGGTAGGGGGCTGGGTAGTAAACACGACCAAGCTTTCCTTCTTTACGAGTCTCGATCTTTGAAGCTATCGGGTGGATGGAGCTAGTTGAGTTGTTGATGTAGGAAATAGATCCAGTTGGTGGAACAGCCTGTAGGTTCTGGTTGTAGATACCGTGCTTCATTACACTTGCACGAAGCTTATCCCAGTCGTCTTGAGTCGGGATGCTAATGCCAGCATCCTTAAAAATAGCTTCCACTCTAGGAGTTGATGGACCCCAAGGCTGGTGAATGTATTTATCAAAAAACTCGCCAGTTGCATACTTGGAGTTTTCAAAATTATAGAAAGTTTCCTTGCGCTCAATAGAAATTTTGTTAGAGGCGGTCAACGCGTGAAACAAAACAGTATAAAAGTACATGTTGGTAAAATCCAAACCTTCTTCAGAGCCGTAATGAATCTTTTCGCGGCCAAGATAGCCGTGCAGGTTCATCTGGCCTAGACCAATAGCGTGCGACCTTCTATTGCCCTCAGCTACTGACGGGACAGACTTGATGTCACTTAGGTCCGAAACAGAAGTTAAAGCCCGTATAGCGGCCTCTACGGTCTTGCCTAGATCTCCGCCATCCATAGCCTTAGCAATGTTAAGAGAGCCCAAGTTACAGTTAATGTCTCGACCAACGTGGTCATAGCTAGAGTCCTCGTTAAACGTTGATGGGGTATTGATCTGAAGAATCTCAGAGCAAAGGTTAGACATGTTGATGCGCCCCTCAATCGGGTTTGCATCATTCACATTGTCTTCGTACATAATGTACGGATAGCCAGACTCAAACTGAAGCTCCGCTATACGCTCAAACAAAACACGAGCCTTAATCTTGGTCTTCTTGATACGAGCGTCGTCAACCATCTCTTCATACTTTTCCGAGACGGAGATGTCTCCAAATGGAATGCCGTAAACCTTCTCGACGTCGTATGGGCTAAAGAGGTACATGTCGTCACCATTTTTGGCCAAATCTAGAGTTACGTTTGGAATTACTACACCAATAGAAAGTGTCTTGATACGAGTCTTTTCATCCGCATTTTCTTTTTTGGTGTCAAGGAATCTCAAGATGTCTGGGTGGTGAGCGTTTAGGTATACAGCTCCTGCACCCTGACGAGCACCTAGCTGGTTGGCGTAGCTGAATGCATCTTCAAGCATCTTCATAACTGGAATAACACCAGACGACTGATTCTCAATCTTCTTGATTGGCGCACCGAGCTCACGGATGTTGCTTAGGTTTAGGGCAACACCACCACCGCGCTTTGAAAGCTGCAGTGAAGAGTTGATTGCACGAGAGATTGATTCCATGTTGTCTTCGATGCGAAGTAGGAAACAGGAAACGAACTCGCCGCGCTGTTTCTTTCCGGCATTAAGGAAGGTGGGGGTAGCTGGCTGAAAACGACCAGAAATAATTTCTTCAATTAGAGACAAAACCATGTCTTTATTTCCAGCGCCTAAAGTTAGGGCGTTCATTACTACGCGGTCTTCAAAGCGCTCTAGGTAGCGGTCACCGTCAAAAGTCTTTAGGGCGTATGAAGTATAGAACTTGTAGGCACCCATGAAAGCTTCGAAGCGGTATCTAAAAGAGTAAGCGTACTTAAAAGCGTCTTTGACAAACTCAGAATCGTACTGGTCAAGGATTTCTTTTTCGTAGTACTCGTGCTCAACTAGGTAGTCAAGCTTTTCCTCAAGAGAATGAAAAAACACTGTGTTCTGATTTACGTGATCTAAAAAGTAAGCCCTAGCAGCTTCTCGGTCTTTGTGGATCTGTAGTTTGTTATCTGCATCCCACAGGTTGATCATTGCATTTAACTCATGGTAGCTGTATTTATTGTCCACAGTTGGTCTAGCCTCTCTTTAACTTCAATCACATCATCCGGTGTGCCAGTAACTTCTACTCGATACAGCAAAGGCACACCTGTCTTTGCTGCAATAACTTCAGCTGCCCCACAGTAGTGGTCGCCAAAGTTGGTATTTCCGGTTCCTACAATACCTCGTAAAAACTTTCTGTTTACCTCTAAGTTAAGAAACTTAACTACAGGCCTAGGAACAGTCTTGCCTTCAGCCCCGCCCCCGTAAGAGGGAGTGACTAAAACAAAGTCTTTGGTCACTATTAGGGGGTTATTGTCATCCCACTTGATTGGAACTCTTATGGAGTTTAGCTCAAGTTTTTCTACAAACCTTTTAGTGTTTTCAGACACGTTCGAAAAATAAACGATGTCAAACACGATGCCTCAGTTAGTTAGGGCGTCTAGCTTGTCTGGGCGGAACCCGCTCCAGTGGCTATCTCCAGAAACAATTACAGGAGCTGCTTGATATCCAAGACTTCTAACAAGATCCATAGCGACCTCGTCTTCTGCCAAATCTACTGTCTCAAATGGTATGTCCATCTTTGCTAAATATTTTTTTGTGCTTTCGCATTGAACGCACGACGGCAAAGTGTACACAGTTACCATTTTTTAGGTACCTTCCTAAGGGAGAGATGAGAAATCCTGACGTTTTTAATCTAAAGATCAACGTCAGGACTGGCTGGGTTACCAGTATAGAACAAAAAACAAAGGTTGATTTTTACTCTTCAGAAAAGAATAACGCCTCAGAAATTTTTTTGCAAATCGGGCAAAGAGGAAATTTTTTGGGGTCCCTAGAAGGAATAAAAAGTTTACCGCATACGGCAAGGACAGGTGTGCCTAAGACATAACCCTCAGTTACCGACACTTTTTCAGCGTAATGAGCAAACCTATTTACGTCTTCAGTCTCTAGTTCAGAGACTTCTATAGTTTCTAAGCTTGTACTCATATAGATAGTATACGGCCCTTATTGGCAAACTCTAAATGAGGTAAAATAATAGAGACTGTACCCTTGCCGAAAGAGTTAAATGAGTGCTCCTGCCGGTCTTTATAACATTGTAGCTGACCAAGGTTCCACCCTGGCACGCACAATTGTTTGGAGAGATCCGGCTAAAAAGCCCATTCTTCTGCGGGGATATACAGCCAGAATGAAAGTTAGGCTCGCTTCCAACAGCTCTGAAGTGATTTTAAATCTTACTACAGAAAATGACGGAATCACTCTAGGCGAGAGTAACGGCCATATCAATTTGTACGTTTCAGATGAGACTATGGCGACTATCTCAGAGGGTAAGTATTTATACGACCTAGAGATGGTAGCCCCTAGTAGCAACTTGTACGTATACAAAATATTACGCGGAAATTTTGTAGTTAGGCCGGAGGTAACCAGATAATGCCAAGCGATGTCCCAAGCACCGTTAGCTCTGGTAGGAACATAAGACAGATAGTAGTCACTGCGCCCGGACCCCAGGGTGAAGCAGGAGTTTCTGGTCTTCAGTCTGACGAAATAATAGATCTAGTTTCATACGTACACAACCAGGGGGCTGCATCAGCTGAGTGGACAGTAAACCACAACCTAAACTTCTACCCGAACGTTACCGTTTACGATAGCGCTAACTCAATGGTAGAGGGCACAGTCAATCACACCAATCAAGTAACACTAATCATTACTTTTTCAGCGGCAATCTCTGGAAAAGCTCATCTCTCATAAGAAAGAAGAACATTAACAATGGCTCGTCAATTTCTAACTGGGCTCAATCTTAATAAGAATGAGCTTTTAAATGCAAAGATTCAAAACTTATCCGTCGCTCCATCTAGCCCTGTTGAAGGTCAGATCTACTATGACACTGACACTAAGCAACTAACTATCTGGAACGGCACCGCCTGGGTATCCCTTGCTGCCGGTGGCAACGTTGAAGAAGCAATTAATGCTGCTATTGCTGCTGCTGACACAGACGACATCGACGAGGGCTCCAGTAATCTTTATTACACTACTGCACGCGCTAAGACCGATGCAGCTGCTCTTCTAACAGGTGCAACCCTAACTAACATCACCATTACTGGTAACGGTAGCGGTCTTACCATCACAGCTGAGAACGGCGTTGCTGACTCAGATACTGATGATCTAACAGAAGGAACCACTAACAGGTACTTCACCAACCAGCGTGCATTGGATGCAACCGCATCCGCATACGACGCAGCTGGTGCTGCAAGTGGTGTTCAGGACAACTTAGATGATCACACTGAAGCATCTTCTGGCGTTCACGGCGTAACTGGCTCTGTTGTAGGAACTACCGACACTCAAGACCTCTCAAACAAGAGAATTATTGACACACTGCACTTCACAGACGGTGTAACAATTGCTAATGAAGGCGAAATTGCGGTTAAGCCAACAACTCACGAGTTTGAAGTTAAGGCTAACTTTGGAAATCTTGACCTTAAGACAGTAGCTACAGGTGCCGATGTTAACATCACAGCAACTACTGGCGACATTATCCTTAGTGCAGACGGTGATTCCTACATTGGTTCAGCTGTTGCTGGCAATGAGATCGCCACTAAGGACTATGTAGATGGCGTCCAGGACAACCTAGATGACCACACCACAGCTCAGTCAGGCGTTCACGGAGTAACCGGAAACGTTGTCGGTGACACTGACTCTCAGACACTAACCAACAAGACCCTAGGTTCAGGAACTGTACTAAGTGCAAACGTAGATGCAGACCAGAACAAGATTGTTGATCTTGCTGACCCAACAAGCGCACAGGATGCAGCTACTAAGAACTACGTTGATCTCGAACTTGCAGATCACGCAGACGACACCAGTGGCGTTCACGGAGTTACTGGAAACGTAGTAGGAACCACTGACACTCAGACCCTAACTAACAAAACATTGGGCTCTGGTTCTGCTCTTAGCGCTGACCTAAGTGCTGGCACCTACAAAATCACCAATTTAGGTGCTCCTGTTGATGCTACCGATGCAGCAACCAAGGGCTACGTTGATTCAGTAGCTGAAGGGCTACACGTCCACGCTTCTGTAAAGGCAGCAACAACTGGAAACGTTAACCTAGGCTCTGGAGTTGCAGCTGTTGATGGCGTAACCATCAATAGCGGAGACCGAGTTCTTGTTAGAGCTCAGACAAACGCAGCTCAGAACGGTATCTACGTATCTAACGGAACTACTCTTTCTCGTGCACTTGACTATGACAGTGCTGGCGAAATTGATCCAGGTGACTTCGTATTCGTAGATCAGGGTGCCACATACGGCAACGCTGGTTTTGTACAGACAAATGTTATAGCAACTCTAGGCACTGACAACATTGCCTGGGTACAGTTCTCTGGTGCTGGAACATTCCTTGCAGGCGACGGTCTAACCCTAGACGGTAACATCTTCAACGCAGTAGGCACTGCTGACAGAATTACAGTAGCTGCTGATGCGATTGACATTGCGTCTACTTACGCTGGTCAGTCATCCATTACCACAGTAGGAACAATTGCTACTGGTACATGGAACGGTACAACCATTGCTATTGCAAACGGTGGTACTGGTGCAACTACTGCAGCCGATGCTCGCACAAACCTTGGTGCAACAACTAAGTACACTGCAGCAAACCCACTACTAACCGAAACAAGCGGATCCGTTACTTGGACAGTTACTCACAACCTAGGAACTAGGAACGTAGTAATCCAGGTTTACGACATCGCCAGCTTTGACGAAGTAATAGTTGACGTAGACAGAACTAACACCAACACCGCAACTTTGAGTTGGGTAGCAGCAGACGATGTTGATGCCGATTCTTACCAAGTTGTTATAGTAGGCTAATAACCTATATCTACATAAGGATAGGTAATGTCTAAAAAGTTTTTAACCCCTGTAGGCCTACCGTCGGGAAATACTCTCCCGTCGGTAGGTTCTGCTGGCGATCTCTTTTTTAAGGCAGACGAAGATGCCGTTTATGTTCACGATGGCTCCGCCTGGGTAAATACTAAAGGCAATACCTACTCGGTCTCTGAAACTCCCCCATCATCCCCAAGCAGTGGAGATATATGGTTTAACTCTGTTAGCGGTAAAACTTTTGTTTACTACGATTCTTTTTGGATAGAGCCAGGCCAGAACAATGTTGGCCCGCAAGGTCCGACAGGCCCAACTGGGCCTGCTGCAAATATTGAAGGATTGGCTACAGAAACATATGTAGATGAAGCAATTGCAAATATCTATGTTGAGGGTGGACTTGCGGGAGCTGATGGTGCAACTGGACCTACAGGACCGACTGGTGCGACTGGTGCAGCAGGAGATACTGGACCTACAGGAGCAACTGGACCTACGGGTGCTACAGGTGCAACGGGTGCCGCATCAACAGTAACTGGACCAACAGGTTCTACAGGTGCTACTGGTGCAACAGGCGATACCGGACCGACCGGCCCTTCAGGAGGTCCGACTGGTCCAACAGGTCCAACTGGCGCTACTGGTGCTACTGGATCGGCCGGAGAAAACGGTACCTTCATACAGGCTTCAACAACGGGCCCAACTGCTGGAGATGGCAACAATGGCGATCTTTGGATTGTTTATAGCTAATGGGGGCTCAAACTAAAGTTTCTGGGACATGGAGAAACATGTCAGCTCCTTATGTCAAAGTCTCTGGAAGCTGGAGAATAGCTAAGTCAGCATGGACCAAGATAGATGAAAAATGGAAAAATTGGTTTTTGCAGGGCGGTGTTTTAGATGCTCCACTGGGTAACGAAGAAAATTTTTTTCCAGCAAATTTCAATACTAACCTTGGGTCGTCAACGGGTCAAGTGGGATCAGTTAACTCAATAGCGATTCAATCAGACGGAAAGATAGTTTTAGGGGGGACTTTTACAACTTTTAACGGTACAACGGTAAACCGCATTGTAAGACTCAACTCGGATGGGACACGAGATACAGCATTTAGCACAAATACCGGCACGGGGGCAAATGATGTTATTTTTTCAAGGGACATTCAATCAGATGGAAAGATACTGCTTGGCGGGAATTTTACAACTTTTAACGGTACAACGGTAAACCGCATTGTAAGACTCAACTCGGATGGGACACGAGATACAGCATTTAGCACAAATACCGGCACCGGAGCTAGTGACACTATTTTTTCAATAGTTACTCAGTCAGACGGGAAGATATTGCTTGGCGGGAATTTTACAACTTTTAACGGTACAACGGTAAACCGCATTGTAAGACTCAACTCGGATGGGACACGAGATACAGCATTTAGCGCAAATACTGGCACTGGCATGGATAACATCGTCTACTCAATAGTTACTCAGTCAGATGGAAAGATACTGCTTGGCGGGAATTTTACAACTTTTAACGGTACAACGGTAAACCGCATTGTAAGACTCAACTCGGATGGGACACGAGATACAGCATTTAGCACAAATACCGGCACCGGAGCTAGTGACACTATTTTTTCAATAGTTACTCAGTCAGACGGGAAGATATTGCTTGGCGGGAATTTTACAACTTTTAACGGTACAACGGTAAACCGCATTGTAAGACTCAACTCGGATGGAACACGGGACACCGACTTTATGACAAATATTGGGGTTGGGGCAAATAACACTATTTCTTTAATGGCTATTCAATCAGATGGAAAGATATTGCTCGGCGGGACTGTTAATAGTATTAATGGTATATCAGTAAACTCCATTGCAAGACTTAATGCAAACGGAACTTTAGATACAGCATTTACTACAAATACCGGCACTGGACCACTTACGTCACCAAGCAGGGTCGCTATTCAACCAGACGGAACTATTTTACTGGGTGGAGGTTTTTCAACATTTGATGAGATAGAAGTAAGGGGCTTTGTAAAACTCAGCTCAGATGGAGAATTAGGGGAGATACCTTCCGTTAGTGGCCTAGTGAGAGATATAGGTATTCAATCAAATAACAAAATTTTATTAGTTGGAGATTTTTATTTTTTTAATAGCGTGAGTGCCCGTCGTATTGTCAGACTTAACTCGGATCTAACATTAGATACCGACTTTATGACAAATATTGGAACAGCACTTAATTCCAACGCCGTCTCAATTGCTATTCAGTCAGATGACAAGATACTGATTGGCGGAGACTTTACAGATTTTAATGGTACATCGTCATTCCGGACTGTAAGACTTAATGCAAACGGGACAATGGATACAGCTTTTAGGGCAAATACCGGGGGTTGGACAGATAACAGAGTCAACTCAATAGCTGTTCAAACAGACGGAAAAATACTTTTTGGCGGGAGCTTTACAACCTTTAACGGTACAACGGTAAACCGTATTGCAAGACTTAATGCAGACGGAACAGTAGACACTGCTTTTATAACAAATATTGGAACAGGGTTCAATTCTTCAGTTAACTCAATAGCCATCCAATCAGATGGAAAAATATTAGTTGGCGGATCTTATTCAGGCTTTAAAGGGACAACAACAACTCGAATTGTAAGGCTAAATGCAGATGGAACACGAGACGCAACGTTTGTTATTGAGCCTGGGTTTAGTTTTGGAGCTAATAACACAGTCAACTCAGTAGCTGTTCAATCAGATGGGAAGATATTGTTAGGTGGAGACTTTACAAGTTTTAATGGTGTAAGTGCCCGCCGCATTGTAAGGCTTAATACAGATGCAACAGTAGATACAGCATTTAGCGCAAATACTGGCACGGGGGCAGACACCACAGTTAGCTCGGTAGCTGTTCAATCAGATGGAAAGATACTGCTTGGCGGGAATTTTACAACTTTTAACGGTACAACGGTAAACCGCATTGTAAGACTCAACTCGGATGGGACACGAGATACAGCATTTAGCACAAATACCGGCACCGGAGCTAGTGACACTATTTTTTCAATAGTTACTCAGTCAGACGGGAAGATATTGCTTGGCGGACTTTTTACAGTTTTCAACACCTTACTTCGTTTTAGAGTTGCTCGCATCGGAGGAGACTTTGCGGTTTAGAAATAGGGTAGAATAGATAAATGTCAGCTATTAATTTCCCAGATTCCCCGTCAGTCAATGACGTATTTACTGCTGGAACCAGCACTTGGAAGTGGACTGGCGTTGCCTGGGAGACCGTTGGTTACGACTATGCCATTGGTGCTACTGGCCCCACTGGCGCTACTGGACCAACTGGTGCAACAGGACCAACAGGTGCAACAGGCCCGGGAGTCCCAACAGGTGGAACTGCTGGACAGATTCTTGCAAAAATTAATGGCGACAACTACAACACCCAGTGGGTAGATGACACTGCTGGAGCAGTATCACTAACAGATTTAACAGACGTAACAACTCCGACTCCAGCTAATGGAGAAGTACTTTTTTATGACGGTTCAGTAAACGCGTGGGTAAACACTAGTTTCCTAGAACTTTTAGTTGCTTTTGGAGTGACATCTGGAGATGGAGGCTCATATAATACCACTGAATTCGCTGGTACAATAGATGGTGGTCTCTACAACACTACAGAGTTTATAAACGGCTAATGGTAGAAATTAAAGGTAGAATATAATGGCAGTTAAAATTCAAGCTCGGCGCGGCTTAGCGGCCCAATGGACGTCAACCAACCCTACGCTATCTGCGGGTGAGTTTGGGTTTGAGAGCGATACCCTTAAGCTTAAAATTGGTAATGGCTCTACAGCTTGGACTTCGCTGGCATACACCGGGCTAACCCCTACTGAAATCTCCTCTGCAATATCAGCAGCTGTTGCTGGCGTAATTGATCTTTCCCCTAGCACCCTAGACACTCTAAATGAGCTAGCTGCTGCAATTAATGATGACCCAAACTTTTTTAGCACAGTATCTACCGCACTGGGAACCAAGCAAGACAAGGTTACCGGAGTATCTGACACCGAAATCGGTTACCTAGATGGCGTTACCTCTTCTATTCAGACTCAGATAAACTCCAAGGCAAACTCTGCAGATATTGCTGAGCTTGCTCAGGATGCAGTTGGTAATTCTGTTGGGACTGGTTTGTCATACAATGACACGACTGGTGCAATCTCTGTAACTGCAAACACATATGATGCATATGGTTCAGCGTCAACTGCTTTAGACGACGCAGAAGGCTATGCAGACGAAGCAGTCACTACTCACAGTAGTCTAACACTGGGAGTTCACGGTATAAGTGACACCGCTGAGCTAGAAACTCAGACAGGCTCTCAAACCAAAGCAACAGCAGCGCAGACTGCTGCAGAGGATTATACAAATACCCAGATATCCGACCACGCGAGCTCTACATCTAGTCACGGCGTTGATGAAATTGTCGGAACTACAGAAGCTCAAACTTTAACTAATAAAACTATGGGCGACGACCTGTTAATGGACGGCAACCAGCTTACAGATTTAGGTGAACCTACGCAGTCGGACCATGCTGCAACTAAGGGTTACGTTGACGCTGTCGCCGAAGGTCTTCATGTAAGACCGGCTGTATTAGCGGCTACTACAGAAAATATAACTGCTACATACAACAATGGAACAAATGGAGTTGACGCAACTCTTACTATCCCTGCAACTGCAACTTTAACTATTGATGGATTGTCAGTCGGCTGGTCAGCTGGAGATGGAATTTTAGTTAAAGATCAGACTAACCCTATTCAAAATGGTCGCTACTACATAACTGTTGTTGGAAATGCAGGAACTGCTTGGGTGCTAAAGCGCTGCATTTTCTGTGACGAACCCGAAGAAATTCCATCGTCTTATGTCTTTGTTCAAGAAGGAGCTACTAACGGATCAACTGGATGGGTTGCATTAGTTGAAAATGCTGGAACTTTTGCAGTTGGAGTAGATGACATAACTTGGGTTCAGTTCTCTGGTGTTGGTACCTACATAGCTGGCTTGGGTATAGAGCTAGACGGAAATATAATTTCTACAGACTATGCAGTTACAGCTTCAAAAGACTATGTTGACACATCAACAGAGACGTCCTTAACTGTAGCCAAAGACTATACTGATGATCAAATAGCAATACACGCAGGAACTACAAGTAACGTTCACGGTATTGCAGATACCACGGAGCTAACAACTTTTGCAGATGTAACCTCTGCCATAGAGACACATACTGGGGAAACTTTAAATATTCATGGAGTTGCAGACTTTTCTCTTCTAGTAAATGGCGAACTTTTAGCTAGTGCTATTGCAGACTCTAAAGCAACTCACAATGAAGAAATTGGCCTACTACTAGCAGAGAAAGCTCCAATAGATAGCCCTATTTTTGAGGGAACTGTAGCCCTACCAGCCGATGTAACAGTCATTAAAAATGTAACCGAACTGTATGACCTAGCAGCAGAGCTAGAAAAAATAGACTTAAAGCTAGACTCTTCTGATGCAGAAACCACTTATGCTCCTCTAGAATCACCAACATTTAGCGGAAACGTAGTTCTACCTGAAAGCACAACTATAGGCACAATTACCTCAAACGAGCTTAATGTCTTAGACGGAATTACTGTATCCACTACAGAGCTTAACTATGTTGATGGTGTAACTAGCGCGATTCAAACTCAGCTAGACAGCAAAGCACCAACAAACAACCCAACATTTACTGGAACTGTAGCTGGTGTAACTAAGTCTATGGTGGGTCTTGGTGATGTTGATAACACTTCTGACATAGACAAGCCAGTCTCAACTGCTACCCAGGTTCTGATTAACCAGAAGGCAGCTCTAAATTCTCCAACCTTTACTGGAACTGTAGCTGGTATTACCAAGGCGATGGTAGGACTTGGCAACGTTGACAACACTACAGACGCTAATAAGCCGATCTCAAGTGCAACTCAGACTGCACTTGACCTAAAGGCAACTACAGCTGCACTTACCGCGCACGCTGACGACACCACAGGTATTCACGGTATTGCTGACACCTCGCTACTCGAGACTACTACTGGAGCTCAGAGCAAAGCTGATCAAGCAGAAACTGATGCCAACACCTTCACAACTGCTGCAATAGACGCACTTACTACTTCGGTAATTGAAGAAGGTACAAACCTCTACTTCACTAATGAGCGTGCGCAAGATGCAGTGGGCGATAACGTAGGAAATGGTCTTACTTATAACGACTCATCTTCAGCTATTTCCGTAAAACTAGGCACTGGCGTTGAGTTCGATGGCTCCGGTAACATCAAGATTACTGACTCTGTGATCACCAACAGTGGTACACAAACACTAACTAACAAAACTATTGATACTGCAGACAACATCATTACTGTTGAAGTTGCAGACGTCTCTGACCTAACTGCAACTGCCGCTGAGTTAAATACTCTAGACGGCATAACTGCATCAACTGAAGAGTTAAACTATGTTGACGGTGTAACTAGCTCAATTCAGACTCAGATCGATGGCAAGGCATCTCTAGCTGGCGCAACCTTTACAGGCACCGTGAGCGGTATCTCAAAGAGCATGGTTGGACTAGGAAACGTAGACAATACTTCTGACACCAATAAGCCAGTTTCAACTGCTCAGCAAACTGCAATTGACGGCAGACTAGCACTTTCTGGTGGAACCCTTACTGGTGCCCTAGTCCTTCCAGGTTCACCAACAACTGACCTACAGGCAGCAACCAAGGGTTACGTAGACAGCGTTGCAACCGGTCTAAGCGTTAGCGAGCCAGTAGTTGCGGCTACCGTCGGCAACTTGGCTGGAACCTATGACAACGGAACTGCTGGACTTGGTGCAACACTCACCAAGGCTTCAAACGGTGCAATTGGGACTATTGACGGTGCAACAGTCACTGTTGGTGCCCGCATTCTCCTACGTGCTCAAACTGACGCAAAACAAAATGGTATCTACACTATTACCGCTCTAGGTGACGGATCTAACCCATGGGTGATAACTCGTGCTACTGATGCTGACAACAGCCCGTCTGCGGAACTAACTGGTGGATCTTTCTGTCTAGTAACAGATGGTTCAACATACGCAAATGCTGGGTTCGTTGTGACAAACGTTGGTACCGTAGTTATTGGTACAGATGACATTAGCTACGAACAGTTTAGCGCAGCGCAGAACATTACTGCCGGCACTGGAATTACAAAAGTTGGATCAGAGATTGCTATCGATTCAGCTGTTGTTGCAACTCTAGACGCTTCGACCTTTACTGGAACTACCGTCCTACCGGTAACCACCTCTATTGGTGATGTAACTGGTACAGAAATTGCTTACCTAGAAGGCGTTACGTCTTCCATACAAGACCAGTTAAATGACAAGGCACCAAAAGCTAGCCCAACATTTACTGGAACCGTTATCATGCCTTTGGTTGCGGGTGTAGTAAAGTCGAGTGCTGGTGGTGTATTAAGCGTTGGAAACGTTAGCCCGTCAGAAGTTGCCGGTACTGCAGTTGTAAATGCTGATGCTCGACTAACTAACTCTCGTACCCCAACCGGACCTGCTGGTGGAGATCTAACTGGAACTTATCCAAACCCAACTTTAGCTACTTCTGGTGTGACAGCTGGCTCATACACCAACGCAAACATCACTGTAGACGCTAAGGGAAGAATTACTCTTGCAGCTAACGGTACTGGTGGCGGTGCAAGCCTCGCTGTTTCAGCAACTCCTCCAACTGGAGCTAGCGAGGGAGCTTTATGGTTTAACACTGAACAGGCTGGAATCTACGCGTTCTACGACGGTTACTGGGTTCTAACTTCTGGTGAGGCAGGTCCTCAGGGTCCCGCTGGCCCAACCGGTCCTTCTGGTGAATCACTACCTACCGGAGGAACTACCGGACAATTTTTAGTTAAACTTTCCAACACTAATGGAGATGCTGGCTGGACAACACTTCCCACTGATACCGATATAATGGTAATCATGGGTGCTTACTAAACGCACAAATAACAAAAGAAAAGAGAGTAGTAATTAATGGCTACCACAACTAAAGCTCTATCAAGAGCCGCATTCGCTACAACCGTTGGCGATCTATACACAGTTCCGACCACTGGAACTACAACTGTTGTCACTAACATTGTTGTAGTAAACACTGGTGCAGCGGGCGAAACATTCAACATTCTATTAGATGGCGTTGAAGTGTTTGATGAGACTCCTATTGCAGGGCATTCAACAATTTCAGTTGATATGAAACAGGTTTTAGACGCTAACGCAACCCCTAAAAAAATTCGCGGATTTGCGTCAGCCACCACAGTAAAAGTCCACATTAGCGGAGTAGAGATAGCGTAATGAGTATTCAACAGTTTCCGGCATCAGATGGCCGTTTTAACCCAACAGAAGTTCTTACCGATCCGGTAAATAAACTACGTACCTCAACCGCTCAAGCGCTTATTGATACCGACTTCGAGTATGGTACCCAGCAGTCGAAATGGGAAAACTTAGGTGTAACTAACAATAGGCCGTTTGCTTTCCAGGTTGCATCCCCAATGACAAACATAGCTTCAATGACAATGAATACAGATGCAAGAATTGTTACTGTAGCTCTAACTACAACTACTAAAACTGTAACTGGTGCAGACCCAAGCACTCCATCTACAGGATATGTAACCTACACAACCTCATCCTCTCATGGATTTAGATCTGGACAGTATGTAACTATATCTGGATCTTCTGTTTCAGGCTACAACGGAACATTTCAAATAGTTGGAACACTAACTTCAACTACATTTTCTGTAGTAAATGCAACAACTGGAACAGAGGTATGGACCTCAGGTTCAGCTATAGCTGGAGTAGCCCCTCCTACAGGAACAGCGATTACAGTTCAGGACACCTTCCTTGCTGCTGGCAATGGAAACTTTATTATTGAGTCCGGTGGTGGTACTGCATCATTTACCTACCTAGGTCGCGCCCAAAACAAGACCACCGTTACCTCAATTCTTGACCCAAACAAGACTGCCATCTATGAAGCGGTAATCTACACTGATGCAAGAATTGGTGGAGCACCTACTCTAGCCGTATCTGGCTTAAAAGTAACTGTAACTACTACAGTGCCCCACGGTCTTTCTATTGGTAACACCATAGCTACTGCTGGTATCACAGGTACTAACCCACCTAACGGAGCTTATCGAGTTGCAACTGTAGCAACTCCAACAACATTTGTATTCTACGCAGACCCAACCGAAGGCACTCCGTCTGGCTTGACTGCAACAAACGCGTCTATTTATGTACGTCCTCAGGCTCAGTTCCTACACAGATCTTTCGACGGTGGAGTTCTATTCTCAACTAACGCTAGCTCTAACTACGAACAGGCTATTAGACAAACCCGTCGTTATTTTAGATACCAGTCAGGTAAGGGTCTACAGGTTTCGTCTGGAACAATCCTTAAGCCATATGCAACTATTGATGGTATTACTTCATCTGGAACTACCGCGACAGTTACAACTAAAGAGCAGCACAACATTCTGCCTGGCACTTCAATTTTGGTTTCCGGTGCAAATGAGGCGGCATATAATGGCACTTTTTCAGTAGATCAGGTAACTAGCTTTAATACTTTTACTTACGAGCTACCAGAATCCACTACTAGTCCAGCTACTGGAATTGTAAACCTAAACGTAACATCATGGTACGGATCAAGCACTAGATTAGGAACTTTTGATGCTCAAAACGGACTTTTCTGGGAAATTGACGGACAAGACGCGTATGTAGTAAAGCGCTCATCTACCCAGCAGCTATCAGGACGCTCATCAGTAGTTCAGGGATCTAACGTAGTAACTAGAACAGACGAGTCATTCCCGACTTCTTACTCCAGTCAGCTAATCCCTGGAGATTACGTAATTATCCGGGGCCAGTCATACCGAGTAATTGCTATTGATGATCTGTCAGTTACACCAAACTTTACAATTTCGCCTTCCTACAGAGGAGCTAGCGCGGATCACGTAAATATCTCAAAAACCATAGACACTAGAATCCCTCAGTCTGAGTGGAACTTAGATAAAGCAGACGGTACCGGTCCTTCAGGATTTAACGTTGACTTTACTAAGATGCAAATGTTCTATGTAGACTACTCCTGGTACGGTGCCGGCTTTATCCGCTGGGGCCTACGTGGTATAGACGGTAACGTATTCTACGTCCACAAGATGAAGAATAACAACGTTAACAACGAAGCGTACATGCGCTCTGGTAACTTGCCAGCTCGCTACGAAACTTCAACACTGCCACCGACAACTAGACTAGATGCTAGCTTGTCGGACACAGGAGAAACATTAACTGTTCTATCTACCGCCGGATTCCCTCCTACAGGAACACTAATTATCAAGCCTAGTACTACAAACAACGAAGCTGGACTATTTAGCGAGTATGTAAACTACACAGGCAAGACAGCAACTACCTTCACTGGACTAGTCCGTGGTAAAGCTGGTGCTTCTGGTGTCTCTTCCACTTGGACTATTGGGTCAAACTCAGGAATTGTTGCTAGTGCCACTGGACTTCAAGTTGGCCAGCGCGTATTTTCTAGCGCATCCCCTAGCCCAGTGCCGGACGGTGCTTACATAACCAACATAGCTGGAACAGTTATCACGCTAAACACCGCTCTTACTGGATCTAACCCAACGTTGATATTTGCACCGATGGGTGCTGAAGCTAAGGCATACACTTACAGCGCCCCATCTCCTACCTCAGTAGAGTTGGCATACCCAACATTCGCACCTTCGATTTCCCACTGGGGTACCTCGGTGATTATGGATGGTCGTTTTGATGAGGATAACTCTCTTATCTTCACCTATGGTCAAACTAATCCTGTTTCAATTCTTCCTGGACAATCTAAAGCTCTATTTGCCGTGAGACTAGCTCCTTCAGCCGATAACGGTGTAGGTGCCCTATTCGGCCAAAGAGAGCTAATTAACAGAATGCAGCTAAAGCTTTCTGAGCTCGGCGTGAGTACGCAGGATGCTGGTACAAACTATCTAGTAAGAGCCTACCTAAACGCAACGCCGTCTGTATCTGCAACATGGACTATACCAAACTTTGCTGATGCAGGCACAGCTAACTCCTCGCTAGCTCAGATTGCTGACTACAGTGTAAACGGTAACGTCACTGTTTCTGGTGGAGAAATCACTGGTGGTTTCTTGTCTCAGGGTACAGACTCTATCTCGCTAAGAACTCTACGCGACCTTGGAAACTCAATTCTTGGTGGAGGAAGTTCTTCATCTAGAACAGGAATATACCCGGATGGGCCGGACGTTCTTACGATTGTTGTAACAAACACATCTTCCGGATCCAACACAGCTAGATTTACCGGTCGTCTATCATGGACAGAGGCACAGGCATAATGGCAATTAACTTTCCTGCAGAACCAGAAGTTGGTGACGCATATACCTACAATGGCAGAACTTGGCTTTGGTCGGGAGAAGTTTGGACCCCGGACCGCGCTAAGTACACTGTCGATCGCGACATTATTTCGGATGAAGATGGGTACTTAGTAGCATCACCAGTAACGTCTACAGAGGTCGGATACCTAGATGGCGTAACTTCTTCAATTCAAACTCAGCTAGACGCTAAGGCACCACTTGTCAGCCCAGTTTTTACAGGAGAACCAACAGCTCCAACAGCTACCGCTGACCAGAATGACACGCAGCTCGCAACTACTGCGTTTGTTGTGGGTCAAGCTGCTTCGGCCACTCCAGTGGCTAACGGGACGGCGGCTGCAGGTACATCTCTAAAGTATGCTAGAGCAGATCACGTACACCCAACTGACACAACTCTTGCACCTAAAGCATCTCCAACATTTACTGGAACAGTAACCGTTGGTGCTAGCGGCATCGCTTTCTCAGACGGAACTCAGACGTTGCAGGGCGTACCTTCTCTTACCCCGATTAAGGCAGCTATTACAGCTAACGCAACTACGTCAACCCTGCCTCAGCCTCTAACATACAGAGACGCACTGACTGCAATTGGCGGAGCTTATAGCGTTACAGTAGACGCAGATACTACCAACTCAATCACTTTCCCAATTGGGACTACCCTGAACTTCTACCAGAGCGTAGGAGCCGGAGGCGCGTCTATAGTAGCTGGAGCATCTGTAGACCTTCTGTATACACCTGGATTGATCTTTAGAGCATTAAATTCTTCAGTATCCCTAACTAAGGTAGCTGCAAACACTTGGCTGGTCTTTGGAGACCTAAAGGCTTAATTAAATCTAAGGTAGAATGACATATTATGAGCAAATCACCTGGTAAGCGTTCCCAACAGCAGAACGACTCTTTGGAGCCAAAAGCCCCAATTAATGTTGTTGCAACCAACGTAGGGACTGCTAGAGCTTTTGATAATGGTGCTGCATCAGTAGCTTTTGCTCTACCAGAAGGCTCTCCAGAAGCTACCGGATATACCATAGTTGCTTACAAAAATGGCACTACTGTTGACACAACAGCAACCAATCTTACTGGATCTGCTTCCCCTATCGTGGTCGGCGGGTTGGACTCTAATACCGGATACACCTTCGTATTAACAGCCACAAACTCAGCTGGAACATCTCTTGAGTCTTCCGCGTCTTCAAGCGTAACTATAACAACAGTGCCCCAGGCTCCAAACACTCCAACGGTAACAACAAGTAATGGCGAAGACATTGTTTCATGGTCAGCCCCTAGTACTGGCGGCTCTGTCATAACTGGATATGACTGGGAAAGTACCGATAGTAAGTCAAACTCCTCAAACGTAACTGGCACTTCAGCAACAGTGACTCAGGAAGCAAACACCGCTCAGCAGTATAGAGTTAGAGCTAAAAATGCAAATGGTGCCTCGGAGTGGTCTAGCTACTCTGCGTCGATTACTACTGCGCCATTCTTCCCTCCATTCTTCCCTCCATTCTTCCCACCATTCTTCCCACCATTCTTCCCTCCTTTCTTCCCTCCTTTCTTCCCACCGTTCTTCCCACCGATGTTCCCGTTCTTCCCACCGTTCTTCCCACCTTTCTTCCCACCGATGTTCCCGTTCTTCCCACCTTTCTTCCCACCTTTCTTCCCACCGATGTTCCCGTTCTTCCCACCGTTCTTCCCACCGATGTTCCCGTTCTTCCCAAGCTTCAAGGTAAGATTCTGTTTGGCACCAACAACAGACATCCTGACCCCAAACGGCTGGGAAAAAGCAGAGAATGTAAAAGTTGGAGACAAAGTGTTGACGGTTGACAGTCGACACATAGATCTGTCAGCGCTATTAGAGACTAAGCAGTCCAGCTTCTTAAGTGAAGAGGTAGCTCTCATCGAAGCAGAGATAGTCTCAGTAGAAGCTAGATCCGCCGTGCTAATCGGATTTAATGATCTAGGTAAGGACTACTCTGTAACTCAGCCAATTCTTGTAAAAGAATCTGAAGGAATAAGCTACAAAAACGCTGAAGACGTCGAAATAGGAGACGTTCTACTAGGAGTAGCAGCAGACGGAGTAGTGTCAGAAACAGTAGTTGTCTCTATAGAAAAAGACGAAGCTGAGTCTACAGTTTACGAAGTAAAGACTTCTCCTCAGCCTTGGTTCATCACAAGATCCTTTATAGTAATAGCATAGGACAGGCTAAGTCACTACCCCTGGCTTGGCCTGCCTAAAGCTTACAAAAAACTTGTAAAACACCAAGTTTAATTAGGCATTTTCCCTTTTTATTGATAGACTATCGCTACAACCTTTAAATATAAACTAGTTTAAAGAACAGAAGCGAGGCTAGACATGAACGACTGGTTCACAAAAGATAGATCTGAAACTTCAAATAATCGGATGCCAGACCGCCCTGCTCCCAGAAACCCAAATATTACTGTGTCTAATCCAGCACTAGGAGTGAACCTGTACCGCGGGGCCATCACAGAAGAGCAGGGTAGAGAATACATAAAAACTTTAGAGTCTAACTTGAGCGGCACAGGTAAATATACTTGGGGTGGAGCAAGAGTGACAACGTCAGCCGATGTGCTTCTAAGCGCTAGAAATGCACAAGATTTTAAAGTTAACTCTACATCGCTAGGCCCCCGCGACTCAGAAAATTCGGAGCTTTACGATCTTCATGAAAAAGTATTCCAAGCAGTGCGCCAATGCGTAGATGATTATTCTGATTCCTGGGGCGTAGGAATGAGATGGTACGAAGCATTTAATTTTGTAAAGTACGACGGGCCAGGAACTCACTTTAAAATACACGCAGATCACGGTCCAACATATGTTTGCACAATTTCTGTAGTTGTATACCTAAATGACGACTACGAAGGCGGAGAGATTTGGTTTCCTCGAATGGACAATTTAACAATAAAACCTAAAGCAGGAGATGTACTTGTATTTCCATCAACTTTCATATATGAGCACTCGTCACAGGACATAAAATCTGGTGTCAAATACTCAGTAGTAGTTATGACGGATTATAACGACAGAGACAATGTAAACAACAGAGTTGCTCCAGTAATTGAAGAATATAAACTAACGTATTAAGGATATGGTTATGGAAAACACACAAAACTTTTCAGATAAGCCCCAAGAAACCGAGGGAGCTGAAAAACAGAAATTAGTTGCAGAGAGGCTCTCTGCTTGGTACACCGTAGAAAAACAAACATGGAGTAGCTCAGAAGAAGTTGCGCCAGGTATTGTTGTGTACAGAGACGTTCTAACAGACGATTTAGATATAATCAACAGACTAGAGTCGGTAATAACTAATCCAGACAACCACTACGAATATCAAGAAGCAATGGTTGGGTATGCGATGAAGATGCCAGAGTATCGCGACTGCGTAGACTTTAAATACAAAAAATCTGACATTGCTCATGACACATCGCCAGCTGGACTTGCGCTGCAAGAGCTTGCTGATGACGTAACGTATAAAGAGCTTCAAGCGGTCAAAGACTATACAAGAAGATTTAACATAGGCGAGCTTCGCTACTGGGAAGCAACTAACTACGTTAAGTACGGCCCCGGACAACACTTCCAAGAGCACCACGATCACGGGTACTCATATAACTGCGTAGTGTCACTAGTCGGGTTTCCCAATGACGACTACGAAGGTGGAGAGTTGTATTTTAGACTTCAGAACATCACAATTAAGCCTAAGAAGGGCGATCTCTACGTATTTCCGTCAAACTTTATGTACCCACACAGAGCAATGCCAGTGAAGTCTGGGACTAAGTACTCTATGGTAACCATGCTTGACTATTCAGAAAAGTTTCACACTCCTCAGTTCTATGAAGAAACAGGAAATTAGTGAAAAGCATATATGTAAAAAAGTACGAGCAAGACTGCGCCAACATAGAGCAGCTTGAAGCTAGACGCGATTGGATGGATGAAACACCGGAAAAGCACGCGTATATGTGCTTTCCCCTAAGTGTAACTAATAGACTCGGCTGGGGGATATCTTTCCCCGAAGACATAGTTTTTATTTGGGACGGAGTTACAGACACCACACCAGACCACATAACTGTACTAAAGGGACATAAATACGTAGACACTAACAGGGGAAATGCAACTATAAGTTTTGTATCTGGTTTGATATTTAAAACCGACGATCAAACCACTATGCTAACAATGCCTACCCCTAATCTGTTTATTCGCGGTGCCCACTGCTATACAACCTTAATAAGCACGTCTTTTTATATTCACGGGCTTCCAATAGCCTGGAGAGTCACAGAACCAAACATAGAAATTACCATCCCAGCTGGCACTCCTGTAGCTTCGGTAATGCCAATATCTTTAACATCATTAGAAAACGACTATGAGTTACAAATATCTGATGAATATGTTGGCCAGGACCACTGGGACGAAGTAAAAAGGTATGGCGCTGCTTTAGAGCTCAGAAATAGAGTTGGCGACTGGTCAAAAATGTATAGAGACGGATTAGACTATCGGGGAGACGTAGTAGGTCACCACGAAACAAAAAAAATTAAGTTAAAAACTGTCACGTGCCCAGTAACTAAAAACACTTATGAAGTAGAGGCTACTCAGGAGGGGGACCTTGAACAAAATTAAATTTGTAGTTAATAGACCTTGGCTAACTAAAGACAGCCCCTCAGCCCCTAAACCTACAATAAAAACAATTCCAGAGTGGTACAGAAAAGCTGATCGTTTTGCAGTAAATCCCCACACAAATGAACACTGGGTGGATCCCCGAGACGGCGGCAAGATTCCTACTTGGAAAGCATGCCCTGCAGTTTTCGACATCATGGGCACCGGTTATGTGTATAGAACCCCCTGCGACATAGAAATTTTAGAGGTAGCCGGCAAACCTAAAATAAAAGTTCTAAATCCTCAAATGCAAGACTTTGTAGGGGAACGACCACCGATGTCTCAGTTTGTAGCACCGTCCGGATATCATGAAGAACACTTTGCTTGGTGGTCTGACTGGGCAGTAGAACTACCAGAAGGATACAGCGCACTTTATGCCCAGCCATTTAACAGATTTGAGCTACCTTTTCTGACAACTAGCGGAGTAATTGATAACGACAAGGTACATCTTCCAGGCACAATGCCATTTTTTATAGCTAAAGGTTTTTCGGGAGTCATACCAGCAGGAACTCCGTATGCGCAGATCCTTCCATTTAAAAGAGAAAACTGGATTTCTGAAGTAGAAACAAAAATTAGCTATGAAGAAATGGTCAAAAAGAATCAAGAAAATAGCAACAAATACCGAGTACCAAACGGAGGAGTCTACCAAAAGGAAGTCTGGACTCGTCGTACATACGAGTAGGGAGTAGGATATAACTATGGATGCAGCTAACAATAACTTACAGTTCAATGAGCGAGTTTCTATAACCCCCTCCGGGTTTTTTGGAGATTCTGCTAACAATATTGTGACTCTAGAAAATTTTATGACCGACGAAGAGCTGGAGTTTTTAGACAATTTTGCTAGAAATAATACCATCTGGGACTACACCGAGTCACACTATAACGAAGATGGCGTATGCATATATGACGCGTCTTACTGGGAGGATCGAGTAGCAACTACAAATAGCTTAAATAAGTCAGATCCTCGAGTACTAGAAGTTATTGAGGGCATGCAGCAAAGACTTAAGCTCGAAGTGGACAAATTCTTAAAAGTAGATGCCCTACCAACTCCACCAGCTTTAGTTAGATGGTTACCGGGACAGTATCAAAATCCTCACGCTGACAAAGAACTACATGAAGGCGAAAATAGAGGAAAACCAAACGACTTTCCGTACTATGACATTGCTGGACTATTCTACATAAATGATGACTATGAAGGTGGAGAACTGTATTTCCCTAATCAAGGAATCCAGTTTAAACCTAAACGAGGTGCAGCATACTTTTTCCCTGGAGACATGAACTATATTCATGGAGTCACCGAAGTTATATCTGGTATTAGATATGTTAGTCCATTTTTTTGGACCATTCTAAAACACACCGGAGATAAGCAGCCATAAATGACATCAAACTACGAACTTATAGCAGAAAAAATAGTACATTTTCCATATGCACTAAAAACTCCTGCTGATGTCGTGGAACTACTAGAGAATACAAATAGTATTGCTGCCGGTGAGTGGCTGCCTTGGCTCTCAGGTGGTTCCAATAATGTTCATCAATACGGTCTAATGAAAGAACTAACACCAAGCAAAAATAACCTTGAATCAGACGCTAAAGTTAAAGATCAAGTTTCTAACGTGATTTATAACATATATACAGCGTTAGACAACTCTTTTGCTGACTACTACCGAGCAATAGGGCTGCCAGAAAAAACTGCTACTACCTGGGCATCTAAATATCGAGACTCCGGACTCGATCATATAGCAATAAAAAAATATTTTGATAGCGAGCACCTAGGGCCTCACCCTGACTCAGAATCACTAGACCCAGTGGAGTACACAGCATCAATATACTTTAATGACGACTACGAAGGCGGAGAGCTAAGCTTCCCGGACAAGGGGGTCGCTATAAAACCGACCCCAGGAAGCATAGTTATATTTCCTGCTGCATTTTTACATGAGTCCAGGACCATAAACAGCGGGGTAAAGTACGTAACTAATGTTTTAGGCAATATACCCCAAAAAATAGTAGATGCCGCCAACAAAGAATAGCTACAAATTAATATAGAATGTACATAGGACAACTAAACCGTAGATAGGAAAGACATGTTTTTAGCTGAAAAACTACACGAAGAAGTTTTTTACTACCAAGACGTAATTGCTAATCCAGAAGAGCTAATTGCGCTAATAGAGGAGCTTGACTCAGACGAGTCAGTTTACCCAGCTATACCACCATGGGGGCCTTGGCTATCCAACAGTAAGTCCTACCATGAATTTGGGGGCAAAAAAGACTTTAATCCAGATGCAATTGAAAATTTAACATCTCCCAGAAAAGAAGATGTAAAAACTGCAATATTTGCTATAAAAAAGGCAGTGACTGATGTTGCTGAAGCATATTACAGAGATAGAAATCTAGAAGGATCCCCAAACATGTCTCCGTTTGTGGGAATTATGAAATACATAGAAGGCTGCTCTATGGGTGCTCACTTTGATGCTCAGGCTGGAGATAGAACTCTAAAGTACTCCATAGTTTTATATCTAAACGAGGACTACGAGGGCGGGGAAATCTCTTTTGCAATTAGAGACTATGACCTAAGAGACCCTAAGTACTCAGAGATGAAGCCACTAGAAGATGTGCACGATCCACGAAATAAAGACAGAATTGATTTTTGGCTAAAACCAAAACCAGGATCAGCTTTAATATTCCCGTCTACCCACCCATTTATGCACCGAGTACACGAAATGAAAAAGGGAGATAAGTACATTTTTCCTGGTTTTGTTTTTATTGATGATTTTGACATAAACAATGAAGAAGATCGTAAGAAATATAATGCTGGATCAGCGGAACTTGCTGATGATGCAGAGCAGCTCACGTCGGAGTAGCCGTGAACTACGAAATACCTTATGACAAAATTGTCTATTTCCCCGGGGTAATAGATAACATCGATAAATTAATAGCTGATATAGAGTCTACTAATAGTGTTGCAATTACAGAGTGGAATACTTGGTATGGGTATGGAACAGAGACAGATCCATACGGCGAGATTAAGTATATGCAGAAAAAACTACTAGACATCGAGTCCGATCTAGCAACTAAAACTACTGCAGATCGCGTCCTCAATACTCTTATATCTAGTATGTCATCTTGCGCAAGCAAGTACGCTGAACTGTACAACATTAGCGAAGAAATGCTGTCATTTGCGGACCATGCTTTACGTTTTCCAGAGACAAAGTACGGAATCAATAAATATTTTGAAGGTCAGTATATGGGCCCCCACGTTGACTGGAATGAGCACAACTCAGATATTACATACACAATAGTAGTGTACTTAAATGACGACTATGAGGGTGGAGAGCTTTACTTTGTTGATCCTCAAATTGACATAAAAATTAAGCCTAAAGCCGGAAGCGTTGTCATGTTCCCATCTACCTTGCCATATCTTCACCAGTCTTGCAAAATAGTAAAGGGCCGAAAAATGTTAATAACCCACCACTGGAAGAATAACAGTAAAACAGGAAGTGCAGACTAAAAGTGGATGATACAACCTTAGAAAGTTTAAATATAAAAAAACTAGACGATAAAATATGGATTTTTAATAAATGGGTAAAAAATCCTCAAGAATATATAGATTATTATCTTACAGACCCAGAGCAAAAAGCCCGCTGGGTGTCTTGGTTTATTTTTGGGGAAATGATAGCTGATTCAGGTCTCTCTTGGGGCACAACCACAGAATTCCCGACTAAAGAAGCCTGGACTAAGGAGTTTTCCGAAGAACCAGACCCCTATAAAAGAAAGATTGCTGATCTTTTTTATGATGCGTCAAGCATATACATAAACGAAACTAAAACTTATTTGCCGTCATGGAAGGCTCCAACTTGGGGGGTTGCTAGGTATTTTCCAGATGTACCAGAGTTTAACGAGGCGGACAACGATGGTAGAACCATGAGACATCATACAGACTACCAACAAGAAATAGCAGAGTACCCAGGAGAAAAGTTTGGGATAACTGCAGTTGTCTATCTAAATGACGACTATGAGGGCGGGGATATAAACTTTAGAATAACTGACCCGGAAGACAATAAAAAGGTAGTCAAAGAAATATTTTACAAACCAGAAGCAGGAGATATCTTAATGTTCCCATCTACCCCGCCGTACTACCACGGGGTAATGAATATTAAAAAAGCCTCAAAATATATGGTCCGACTGTATTGGATTTTTGAAGAGGAAGCATCTGAAGACTATAAAAGATTAAAAGAAAAATACGGTCCAGCTTTCGAAGAGCTTGAAAAAGTTAGAAGAAAAAGAAGAGATTTAACCATTCAAGATCCGGTACTCCACCAAAGAATGACTATTGGAGAATATTACAGACTCTTAGAGTCAGGCGAACTAAAAGATAGCTATTTAGAGTGAACGAACTAAACGCTATCAATGGCGTACTTGTTGAAGAATATAAAGCTAAAGTATCTAGAGGCGCTGGAGACTCTTACATGCTCACAGTTGCCCGCGACGGGGAGTCTCCAGCCAGATCTATATACTTTTATGACAATGCAATAGACGCCGCAACTGGCTACGCAGCCTACACAGACTGGGGTTTTGCTAAGGAATTTTTGACTGTAACGTTATATGAACCTACCGGTAGAGTTCATGAAAAGATATTAAAACGACCCCGGGGAGGAGAGTGCGTATTTGTTAGAGATGACTACAATAAAATGTCGGAGATACTTAATAGCATAAAAGACGGTATGGCTTCGGACAGTTACAATTATCTAATACTAGAGACTGTTAAGCTGTTCTCTAAAGACAACCAGCGTTTTGACCCAGAAAGATTTTTCCTAAATACTGGCTACACAGGAGATAGTAAAAATGACAGATAAAAATAAACAATTTTTTAAAGATGACATCATTTATTATGATGATTTTATCCCGCTAGAAGACCAACAAAAAATTATAAACTACTTTAATGACCCAGATCACCCATGGAGTATGTCAGCTTTTTATGAGTCATATGGCATGAGCATTCTTCCAGATGACCCAAACCTAGAAAAATACGGGCTACCCAGAGACTATTTGGGTAAACTTGCTGACAGGCTCCAAGAGTATGTAGAGGATGCCCATGAACGTCCAGTAAAGTCAGTCTCTAATCATGCCCAGAAGTGGGAAAAAGGTGCATATGCACCATTCCACTCTGACAACACAGATATGGAAGGCAACTGGTCAGCCTGGGAAAAGAGCAAATTGGTATGTCTTCTATATATAAATGATGATTATGAGGGTGGGGAGCTAGACTTCCGTGATCACGATCTGACAATTAAGCCTAAAGCCGGGCAGCTAATTACGTTCCCCGGAGGCATCCTAAACGTGCATCAGGTTAAAAAGGTAGAATCAGGGACCCGGCACACTATAGGGGCTTTTTGGGACTATGCCGAATCCGTGTATTCGGAGGAGCGCCTAGCAGAGTGGGAAGCAGAGATTGAAAAAGTCCGAGAAGAGCAGAGAATTCAACAGGAGGAGTGGAAGCAGGGTAATGCCCAAGGCTAGCCACTTCTAGTTAATCACTATGGCGCAACTCAGGTAAAATATAAGGGATACTCTATCCTGAGGGACAGTCGCGTGCGTAATTATAATTTAAATGTTTTTGACATCCTTGTAGATCAGGGTGCCACGCTAAATCGCGCACTATTTTTAAAAGATTCAGCAAAAAGACCTATAAATTTAAGCGAATATACAGCTCGAATGCACATAAGAGACTCTGTAGATTCGACAAATATCATTGAAGTTTTGACTACAGAAAACGATCAAATAGTTTTAGATGAGCTAGACGGCAGAGTTGACATACTTCTAACTCCAGCAGAGACAGCCGCTTTAGCTGCAAAATCGTACGTTTACGATCTAGAACTTGAATCTCCTGAAGGGGACGTTACAAAAATAATTTCAGGGAAATTAACAGTGAGATCGGAGATAACTTACTAATGCTCTCTGACGATTTTGCATATGTAGTAGTTACCGCCCCCGGTCCACAAGGGCCAGCAGGGACTGGCGGAACCCAGGAAGAGGGGGCCGGTGCAACCGGCCCTACTGGACCAACTGGTGCTACAGGTCCAACAGGCGCGACGGGCTCATCTGGTTTAACTGGACTTCAGGGTGCAACTGGTGCTACTGGTGCAACTGGTCCAACTGGTGCCACAGGAGCTACAGGTGCTACAGGTGCAACTGGACCTACAGGCGCTACTGGCGCAACTGGTGCCACAGGTGTTGCTGGTGCTACTGGCCCAACTGGACCAACTGGAGCAACAGGTGTTGCAGGACCAACAGGTCCAACCGGTGCAGCCGGTACTACAGGTTTAACAGGACTTCAAGGTGCAACTGGTGCTACTGGTGCAACTGGTGCGACTGGTGCAACTGGAGCAACTGGTGTTGGTGCTACAGGCCCTACGGGTGCAACTGGAGCAACTGGTGTTGGTGCTACGGGTGCGACTGGTGCAACTGGTGCAACTGGTGCAACAGGAGCCACTGGCGCTACGGGTGCAACAGGAGCGGCCTCAACGGTCACTGGTCCAACGGGTGCTACTGGTGCAACAGGACCGACTGGCCCCGCTGGTATAACAGGACTTCAAGGTGCAACTGGTGCTACTGGTGCAACAGGTGCAACAGGTGTCGGAGCAACAGGACCGACTGGCCCCGCTGGTATAACAGGACTTCAAGGTGCAACTGGTGCTACTGGTGCAACTGGTGCGACTGGTGCGGCCAGCACGGTTACTGGTCCTACTGGTGCTCAAGGTGCAACAGGTCCTCAAGGTGTAACAGGTCCAACAGGAGCTACAGGAGTGGCCGGTCCTACTGGACCAACTGGTGCTCAAGGTATTGCTGGTGTTGGCGTAACTATCTATGGATCATACGAAGACTATAGTGCCCTAGTTGCCGCACATCCAACAGGAGACCCCGGTGAGGGGTATTTTGTTGATAGCGGAGACCTATATGTGTGGAGCTCAGAATCTTCCGACTGGGAGAATGTAGGAAACTTAGAAGGTCCAACTGGTCCCACGGGCGCAGCTTCAACAGTAACTGGACCAACGGGTGCAACTGGTGCAACTGGAGCTACTGGTGCCCAGGGGCGATTTGCTATCTCGTTCCCATCTTCTCCTGAAAACGGTCAAGTTTGGTACGACATCGAGACCGGAAAAATGTATGTATACATTCCGGATGGCACTAGTTCACAATGGGTTCAAGTAGCTACAGCGCCGCAAGGACCTACTGGACCAGCGCTGGACCCAGGGCTTATAAATTTAGATGATTTTGATAGCGTCACATTTACAGACTTAGAAGATGGAGATGTCCTTTCATATAATGCAGCCACCTCTAGTTGGATAAATATTTCCGCTCTTGATGGAGGAACACCATAATGGCTATTAATTTCCCTAATTTCCCTACTCTAGGTCAAACCTACACCTATGGAGAAAATACTTACACTTGGAATGGTACCGTCTGGGATGTTGAGTATACAATTTTTACTGGTCCAACTGGTCCTACAGGCGCTACGGGTGCAACAGGAGCGGCCTCAACGGTCACTGGTCCAACGGGTGCCACAGGTGTTGCTGGTGCTACTGGCCCAACTGGACCAACTGGAGCAACAGGTGCTACTGGTGCTAGTTCTACAGTCCCCGGACCAACTGGTGCAACAGGACCTGCTGGTACAACAGGACTCCAAGGTGCTACTGGTGCTACAGGAGCAACCGGAGCAACCGGTGCAACTGGTGCAACAGGTGCAACTGGTCCAGCAGGTTTAACAGGACTTCAAGGTGCAACAGGCCCAACCGGTCCAACAGGAGCAACAGGTGCAGTTTCAACTACTCCTGGACCAACTGGTGCTACAGGTCCAACAGGACCTACTGGTCCAACAGGTGCTGATGGAACTTTCACTACTTCAGAGACCGCCCCTACAGTAGGTGTAACAGCGGGAGATGTTTGGTTTGATACTACAAATGCCAAAGTTTACACATACTACGATAACTTCTGGGTAGAGTGGGCTAGTTCTAGCGTTGGCGCAACTGGTGCTGCTTCTACAGTAACTGGACCAACAGGTGCAATAGGCCCAACTGGTCCTACTGGTCCAACTGGTGCAACTGGTGCAGCTTCTACAGTAACAGGACCGACGGGTGCAACAGGGCCTCAAGGAATATCAATAAATTTTGCTGGCACTGTTGCAGACATTACAGCTTTAAATGCAATTACTGGTCAAGCTGTAAACGATGCATATATCGTAGAGTCAGACGGAAACCTTTGGGTTTGGGATGGCGCAACCTGGAATGATGCAGGACAAATTGTTGGACCGCAAGGACCGACCGGTGCCACGGGTGCAGCTAGCACGGTAACTGGACCTACGGGGTCTACAGGAGACACAGGTCCGACAGGACCAACTGGACCTCAAGGTGAAGTAGGAGTAACTGGCCCGACTGGCGCGACTGGAGATACCGGTCCTACGGGTGCAGACGCTCTTTGGAATTTTACTGGGGCTTACAGCGGGGGCGCATCCTACGCAGTTGGCGATGTCGCAACATACGAAGGCCAAACTTGGTATCGTGTAGGTGCTAATGGTGGCAATGTCGGAGACACTCCTTCACCTGGATTCTGGACGTTGCTTGCAGCTGAGGGGGCAGAAGGTGCTACTGGTCCAACAGGAGCCACTGGACCGACAGGTGCTGGATTTGGAGTTGTTTACTTAGGAAACTATGTTCCAACAAATGGCTACATAACAGACATAGCAGTAGTAAGAGGTTCAGACGGACAACTCTATCTTGCTAAGGCAAGCGGAGAACTTGGTAACCCAATTGATTACCTGACTAATGGCCAATGGGAGATTTGGATCCCTAAGGGTGCAGACGGTGCAACTGGACCAACTGGTGCAACTGGAGATACAGGACCTACGGGCGCGACTGGTGATACTGGGCCAACAGGTGCGACTGGCGCTACAGGCGAGACTGGACCAACTGGTGCAACTGGAGATACAGGACCGACTGGTGCAGGCGCATCTGACCTAACAGCGTGGACTGACTATACTCCAACAATTACAGCGGATGGTGGCGGATTCTCTCTAGGTAACGGAGTTGCCTCTGGTCGCTATAAGCAGATTGGGAAAACTGTTTTCTTCTACGCAAAGCTTGTATATGGATCAACAACAAGTCCAGGCTCTGGTCACTGGAACTTTAGTCTGCCAGTTACAGCATATAATTCAAACTTCCAGCTTTCTGCATCAATTCTTGATGACGGTGCTGCTTGGTATGGCGGTGTTGGTAATGGTAACTACACAGGATCAACCACATCTTTTGCTGTTATAACTCCATCCCCAACCTCTTCCGTAACTACATGGGTTCCAGTTGGCAATGGCGGACCATTTACTTGGACCAGCACAGATAATATTACAATTTCAGGAAGCTATGAGGCCGCATAATGACCGCTATTAATTTCCCAAACTCCCCGTCTATCAATGACGTATTTACCTCAGGTGACAGCACCTGGAAGTGGAACGGCTCCGTGTGGAGTATTGTCCGGACTGGAGTTATTGGCCCAACTGGTGCTACCGGAGCTGTTGGTGCAACAGGCCCGACAGGCGCAACTGGTGCGACAGGCGCAACTGGTTTAGTAGGACCTACTGGTTCAACTGGGCCGACTGGATCTACTGGACCAACGGGTGCAACAGGATCTACTGGCCCAATAGGAGAGCCTCTTGTTATTTTGGGGTACTACGAAACATATGCAGAATTTGAACTAGCACATCCAACAGGTGAAGAGGGAGATCTTTATGTAGTTGACGGAGCTCTCTTTGGTTGGTTTACCTCTGAATGGGCACAAATTGGAAGTTTGGTCGGAGAGCCCGGTGGCATAGGTGATACTGGTCCAACTGGTCCTACAGGCGCTACGGGTGCAACAGGAGCGGCCTCAACGGTCACTGGTCCAACGGGTGCTACAGGCCCTCAAGGAGCTATAGGTTTTAATGGAGTTCAAGGGCCTATAGGACCAACTGGTGCAGTTGGTTCAGTGGGACCAACCGGACCTCAGGGTGCTAGTATTACAGGACCAACTGGTGCAACCGGCCCGACTGGAGATACTGGAGCGGTTGGTGCTAAGGGAGACACTATAGTTGGCCCAATGGGACCTACGGGACCAACAGGTGCTCCTAGCAACGTAACCGGTCCAACCGGCCCGGATGCGGTTTACTACACTAGCGAACTTCCACCAGCAGATCCAGAGCAGGGAGATACTTGGTTTAACTCTCAGCTTGGAAGCACATACATATACTATGACAACGCTTGGGTAGGTGTAGGTGGAGGAACTGCTTATGGAAACTGGAGCTATATAAATGCAACTCCTGCAGCCCCGGCCTTAGCAAATCAAGGTTTCCTTGTTGATACAAGTAACGGAAGTTTTACTCTAATTCTGCCAGAAGATCCTCAGATTGGTGTTTCTATTGCTATAATTGACTTAGAGCAGTCTTTCAAAAGAAATGGTCTAATTTTAGGTAGGGGAGACGAACTTATCGAAGGAAGAGCTGAAAACATGATTCTAAACGTCGATAAGGCATCGATAGTAGTTAGATTTGTTGGATCTACATATGGATGGAGAATCGTATAATGACACAATTTTTATCAAACTTTGATCAAAAGTTTACCCCTTCTCAGGAGTTCACCGATCCAGTAGGTAAGTTTAGAGTATCCCAGCCTGTAGCTCTTATCGACACCGACTTTGAGTACGGAACCCAGGGCACCAAATGGGAGTCCTTATCTATGACCAACAATAGGCCTTTTGCATTTAGCTCTGCCATTCCGCTAAAAAATATAGCGGATATGACAATGCCTCTAGATTCTAATATTGTCACAGTAGATTTAACAACAAAAACAGCGACAGTTTCAGCTATAGCTACATCTCAGCCTGCTGCTGGATATGTCACATACACGACCTCTACAGACCACAATTTTGTTATTGGTGAGTATGTTAATATTTCAGATGTTACTGCTGCATATAATGGTTTATATCAAATTGTAGAAGTAGGATCTGCCACAACGTTTTCAGTAGCAAATGCAGCCACATCGCCTGCTGGAGATCAAAATGGTACAGCAATTTCTGGGTATGCACCACCAAATGGATCTATTATCACTGTAATTGACACCCTAGTTAAGCCAGCAGACGGTACATATTTAATCGAGTCTGGTGGCGGTACTGCTCAGTTTAGCTACTATGCTACTGCTCAAAACACTACTGAGATTACAGACATAGTTGACACAACTAAAACTTCAATTTTTTCAGCAACTTCATACGTTTCAGCTCCAATAGGTGGTGCTCCTACAGTAACTAACACCGGTAAAGCAGTTAGCGTAGTCACTACAGTGCCTCACGGTCTTTCTATTGGAAATGAAATTGCTCTGACCGGCACAACAGCTTCTACCAATCCACCAAATGGGTCCTGGACAGTTGCAACAGTACTGAGCCCAACACAAATAATTTTTTATGCAGATGACGCCCCGAGCGGTACTATAGGGGGTACTGCAAGATTATTTGTAAGACCTCAAGGCACATTTGCTCATAGGCCTTTTGATGGTGGAGTTATATTTTCCACTAACGGAAACTCTAATAATCAGCAAGCTATTAGACAGACACGTCGTTACTTCAGATACCAGTCTGGTAAGGGTCTACAGTACAGCTCTGGAAGCTTGATGAGACCGTCATTCCAACTTGACGAGTTATCATGCGACAACATTAATGCCATTATAACTATTCAAACAAAAGAACAGCACAACTTAATTCCTGGCGCTGAGATTAATATTATAAATGCCACTACTACCGGATATAACAGAGCTTACACAGTAAAATCTGTACTAACTTACAATAGATTTACTGTAGATGCTCCTATAGTTCTACCAGCAAAAGCTACAGGTAGATATTACATGACAGTTAGCGGTTGGACTGGGTCAGTAGTTAGAGCTGGGCTTTTTGATGAGCAAAACGGTATTTTCTTTGAGTTTGACGGAGACACTCTATATGCCGTACAAAGAAACTCAACCTATCAAGTATCTGGAAGAGTATCTGTAACTCAGGGCGGGAACACAGTAACGCAGACCGGTCCCGATTTCCCAACAAGCTTTACCAGTCAACTAGATCCTGGAGACTATGTAGTAATTCGCGGACAGTCCTATAAAATCCTAAGTATCGAGAGTGATACTAGCTTAACAATATCTCCGTCATATCGAGGAGCAACTACTACATACGTAACAATGTCTAAGACTTTTGACAAAAAGATCCCTCAGTCTAGCTGGAATCTAGATAAGGCAGATGGCACTGGATTCACTGGCTACGAGCTTGATCTCAACAGAATGCAAATGTTCTACATCGACTATTCCTGGTATGGTGCGGGAGCTATCCGTTGGGGCTTTAGGGCTACAGATGGAGAGATTACCTACGTACATAAAGAGGTAAACAACAACGTTAACCTAGAGGCTTATATGCGCTCTGGTAACTTGCCTGCTAGGTATGAAACTAATACTGTTCCGGTATACACAAAAACAACTAGTACTTTGTCCTCAAGTGCAACTTCTTTATCAGTAGCCTCTACTGCAAGTTTTAATGATTCAGGAACTATTACGGTAAGAACTGGAACTAAAGTAGAAACCATGAACTACTCCAGCAAAAACGCAACTACTTTTCAAGGACTTACACGTGCAAAAACTGGTAACTCTTCTGTAAACTTGACAATAGCTACTGGCTCTTCAAAGGGAACAGTTGTAACTGTCGGAGACCTAGCTAATGTTCAAATCGGGCAAAGAGTGATATCCCCTAGCTTCCCTACCGCAACTTTTGTGACAGACATTACTGGAAGTCAGATTACATTTAGTAAGGCAGCCACCACAGCTAACCCAACTGCAGTAATTTTTGCACCAATGAGTTCAGTAGAGCAGACCTTTACTTATTCAGACACTGCACCAGTAATTGTTGAGAATGCTTTTCCAGAATTTTCACCTACCGTTTCCCACTGGGGTACGTCGGTGATTATGGATGGTGGCTATGACGATGACAAATCCCTTGTCTTTACATATGGACAAAAAAGTTCAGTATCTATTGCTGCAGGAGAGACAAGGTCTTTGTTTGCAATTAGAATTGCCCCGTCAGTAGATAACGGTATAGTCTCTGAGTTTGGGGGTAGAGAAATTGTCAATAGGATGCAGCTTATTCTTAGAAGCCTAGACGTCTCTGCTAGAGCAACTGGAAACTTCCTAGTTAGAGCTGTACTAAATGGCATTCCAGCAGCTGGCACTCAAGAGTGGACAGACGCTATTGGTGGTGTTGGAGCTCAGGCCAACTCATCGTTAGCTCAGATTGCTGACTTTAGCGCTAGAGATATTCCAATTTTCGGTGGAGAAGTAGTTGCAGGATACTACGTTTCTGGAACTGGAAGCCTAGATTTGAGCCTAGTTCGAGAGCTTGGAAACTCGGTATTGGGCGGCGGTAGCAAGAGAATAAACGAACAAATTTATCCAGACGGACCGGATGTTTTGACCATTATTGTAACCAACGTTGCAACTAGCGGTACCGGAAACATACTTGGACGTATTTCTTGGACAGAAGCACAGGCATAAAACATGGCAGCTTTAGATTTTCCAGGCTCTCCCGAAGTAGGTCAAATTTTTATTGGGTCCGAAAGATCTTGGACCTGGAATGGTGATGTTTGGGAGATATTTGGTTCTGTATCGGTAGGTCCTCAGGGGCCTGCCGGAGCTGCTTCCGAGGTTCCTGGTCCAACAGGGCCAACTGGTTCAATTGGATTTCAAGGCCCAACCGGACCTACCGGAGCCCCCGGACGAGATGGCTCTGGCATACGAATACTGGGCTCAACTGGTTCTACAGGAGCACTCCCCACCCCTGGAGATGAAATAGGGGATACTTACGTAGTTAATGGTATTCTCTATGTTTGGAATGGTACGGGCTGGGAAAACATTGGTCAAGTTCAAGGTCCTACAGGCCCTACTGGCCCTACCGGAGAAAGAGGAGCAGACTCTACAATTGAAGGGCCAACCGGACCTACCGGACCTACTGGAGCTACCGGCAGTGCGGGAGTTGGCTACGATGGCGTAACTCTAGCTATCAGCAGTTATAGCGGAGGAACCCTAGTCGGTACTCTAAACAAAATCGGCGCATTCGTCGCTGGCTCAGTTATACGAGTAATAAACGCCGCTAACCCTGCATCATTCGCAGACGGTACTGTAATCTCTTTGGAGCCATCTGGGCTTATAAGCATATCTATATTCTTTGATCAAAGTGGTGGATTCTTAGCAAGCTTTACTAATCCTAAAGTGACTATTTCTGCAGTTCAAGGATCAACCGGTCCAACAGGCCCAACTGGTGCTACAGGACCTACTGGTGCTACTGGTGCTACGGGTGCAACTGGTCCTACAGGCGCTACTGGTTTGGTGGCCGCGAATCTTCCACTTTCATACGCAGATCAAACTGTTAGCATGTCTTCTGGTTTTGTTTTTTACAGAAGCTCCCTTGTAGCTGAGTATAGAAAACTTTATGTTGGTCTACAGCCAACTGGGCCAACAGGCACCATTCAAGTTGGAGATGTCTGGATAGAGTTCTAGATTATGCAAAGCTTAGGTTCGGTGGCGTAAGTGGCAATTGTTTGGGCATCAAATTTTAGCGGAAACTCATTAAGCCCTGTTCGAAGACAGTTTAGGCTCAGGCTTGACGTATCTGGAACAACCCCGGGAACACTTACTTATGCCCTTGAACTTAATCCTTTAAGTAATAACCTAGCAAGCTCGTATGGGTCCGGTAGATACAACCTATCTATTGGTGGAACTACTATAGCAACTAACGTACTTTTTAATTTTGATTTTAGAGGTAACACTCAGACAACTCTAACAATCAGGTCCGGCACATTAAGCACTTCAGCTAGCTCTGTTGCAACTAGTGGCAGTGTTACTAATGCCGGTACTATAGGAAGTGCCAGCGGGTCTGGAACCTATACTAACGCACCGCCGCCGCCTCCGGTTGTCACTCCGGTATGGCAGACTGGGACAACGCTATCAGCTGCTACAGTCGGAAATGAGTATTCAGCTACTGTAACTGCAGATCCAGTTACTAGCTATAGCCTCACAGGGGTTAGCGGCGCAACTGGCGGGTTTGATGTCACTAATAACACCATCTCGGGGACCCCTACAACAACTGGCACAGCTAGTTTTACCTTTAGGGCAAACAACAACGGTGCTATAGCTGATAGAACATTTAGCATTACCGTAAACCCGCCGCTAGCGGTTTGGTCAACCACTTCTTTTACAGAAGATGTAAGAGTTGGAACTGCCTACACTAAAACAGTTACTGCAACTGGAATTAGAACAACTAATCCGTATGCACTAGTTGGTGGATCCACTGTATTGCCAGCAGGACTAACTCTTAATACAAGCACTGGAGTTATTGCAGGCACACCTACCGCTGGTGCATCGCAGACATTTAATTTTACTGTAAATGCCTTTAACTCGGCTGGAGTAGCAAAAGCATCAGAAACTTTTACTTTAAATAGACGTCAACCACTACCTGTTTGGTCAGACGATACACTTGGACGACCTAGGGTTGATGTTGCGTATAGTGACCAGGTAACCGCAACAAATGCAGCTGCCACTAATGCTTATTCAGCGGTAGGTCTCGCAGGCACCGGACTATCACTTAATGCAAACACTGGAGCCATAACAGGTACTGTAACGTCTACTTCAAGTTTTTCTTTTACTATA